ATCTTTTTATAACATTTTTGACAGCGGAAAATAGCTAGGAAGAATATAAAGAAAATGATATTCTTGTAAGAATTTAGATAGAATCGTATTCTGGAAATACTTTAACTTTAGCTGAATCTTTGAATTATTCGGGTACTATTTATGGATACAGGATTTATCAACAAAACAGTATAACTAAAAGATATACAGAGATTCAAGATATAGAATCAGACTTAACGCAAAAAGGAATAGTTTCTAAAACCTCGTTTGTATATCTTTCAGTGATGAATGGTACAACGACATTAATAGATAAAAAGAAAATTTTAACTTACACTTCTGATAAGAAATTAACTATCGAAGGTGGAATTTCTATTTTGCTTTCTGATTCTGACCTTGATTCTTTAACTTATACCGCTTATAATTATATTAGTAATACTTATACTGAACTTGATAAAATTGGTGATGGTAAGATTATTGCAAGCGACCCAACTGGCGGTACAGTTAGCGGGCCTGTTAAATATCGTTGGGGTCCTAAAAATGGTACAGGCAAAGAAGAATCAGATTATATTTGGATGCCTGACTCTCAAGCTGTTAAGCAAACTAATATGGCTTAGATTGCTTAGAGATGGTTTGACTTTAATTTAACGGTGGATAATTCTAAAGAAGTTCCTGTTAATTGTTCTATCGTTTTAGTTACAGAATAAAGAAAGGAGGATAATTAATGAATATTAATAGCTATATTTATTATGCACCACGGTTAGAAATTCGTGATGTTGGTGTTGATACTGATATTACAAAATCTCCTGATACTATTCGTAAAGAAGTTACTGCTAAATTAAAAGCTAATCCTTATTCTTCGCCTTTGTCCTCCGATTTAATTTTATATAACAAATTTAACTTGAAGGATTAGGGTACGGGTACTTCAATTTTGGCTTATTATTTCCAAAGTTTACTTGGCTCTAATGGCGCTCTTTCTGTATATAAAAAAGCACCAGAAGACACTTTTTATACATATATTTGTGATATGTATGGTAATTATAGTATGTTAGATTACAACATAAAAGCTAATGCTTTTTATCATTATTTAGTTGCATATCGTCAAAGTAGCGGTTCTTATAAAATGTATGAAGATAATATTGCCAATGCGGACGGCACTTCTTCGCCAGCTTATATTGCTACAAAATGGGATTTTTGGACAATTTGTGATATAGAAGAAACAGAAACAGAGCGGCTTTATGTTAAAACAGGCGATATTTGGAAATTACGTTATAATATGGATAATGGAGAGTTGACTCAAAATAATAGTGTGACAACTTGGGATACTTTGGGTCAATTTCCTAAATATTCAATTGGCACAAAAGATTATATGAGTTCTTCTGTTACCTGTTTGTTAGGAGATATTACCGAATATAAAGAAACAGAGCCTGTAACTGCAACCGAAAATGGTTCAACTGTTACAACATTTAAGATTAAAACCGCCGATGGATATACAGAACGTATTAATAAAGATGACATGTATTCTCGTGAAGTAGAAAAATATGACGCTTGGCGCACTTTTATAAATAACGGTAATTTAAAATTGTTAAAGGATTATAAAGGAAATTCTTGGGTTGTACAAATAACCTCTTCTCCCACTTATAACATGAATTTGCAGTCCAATCTTATGTAGACTACAATTACTTTTTCTTGGCAAGAAGCTTTAGACGTAAATTCCATATCTATTGTTTCCAGTGCTAGATAAGGAGGAAACATGGCTGATAATATTTTTGGGGATGTGTTGTTAAGAGATGAAAATGCTATTCCTTTCAATACTTTAAAAAAGATTTTGGAGCGTCCTGTTATACAACCTTGTTATCGTTTGTCTGTACTCACTCCTGATGAATAGGTATCATACATTATTCCAGAAGGAGATATTACTTTAGACGGATTAAATTATACTGAATCTTATTAGAATGGATAGAGAAGAAGTATTACCGTTACGTTAGCCAATGAAGATGGAAGATACACTCCTAATATTGATGACATTTGGGTAAATACAAGATTTAGTTTTGATGTTGGAATTAAATATCAAGATACTATTATTTGGTTTCCTAAGGGCATATATATTTTAGGAGATGTTAGCTTAACCAGAGAAAATTCCAGTAAAACAATTCAATTACAACTGTCAGACAAGTACGCTGTTTTTGAAGGTAAAACTGGTACTCTTGAAACTGCATATGAAGTAGAATTGGGGAGCAATATTATTGATGCTGTAAAAGGGGTTTTAAATTTCTCTTTAGGCAATGGCTATATTTTGGATTATAAAGAGCCTATTTTTGACCCCAGTTTTATTGGTTTGAAAACACAACAGACCATTAGAGCCGAACAGGGAGAAACATTGGGCTCAATTTTAGATGCTTTGGCAACGCAGTTGTCTGCCGAATATTATTACAATACAGTGGGGAATTTATGTTTCTATCCAATTAATGAAACAGTTGATGACTCGGTCAAACCTATTATTTGGACTTATCCAAAATTTAGCAGAGATTTGCATAATATGGATTTACAATATCAAAATGAACAAATTATTAATTGTGTAAAGGTGGTAGGGGATAGTGTGGATTCTACTATTTATACCGCTACGGTTACAAATAACAACCCCTCTTCTCCTATTTGCGTAGAGCGTATTGGAAGGCGCATGGATGCTCCCTATACATCTTCTTAGGTGTGGAGTGATGATTTAGCTTTAGATTTAGCAAATTATTATTTAAGAAAATCAAGTTTTGTTGGAGTTCAATTTTCTGTTTCAGTTAGCTTTAATCCAATATTAACAGTAAATAATTTATGCGAAGTTGAAGATGAATTTTTGTCTTTACAAAGAGAAAAGTTGTTAATTACTTCTATTTCTTACAATAGTAAAGATGGTAAAATATCATTAAGTTGTTGCAATACTTCTGACTTACCCTCTAATACTTCAGACAAAGAAAGTCAAGGAGAGAAAATAAGATGGTGACATATGATAGATAAAAATAATAATTATGACCAATATGCTGATGAAATGCTAAATAGAATACTTTAGTGTGTCACGGCAGAAATAAAAAGAACCTCGCCGAGAATTGAAAGTGCCACAGTGACTAATGTAAATAGTGATGGTACAGTAGACGTAATTTTACCTCGGGAGCCTGAAACGGAATTTACGAGAATTTAGAATCAAACTCCTTTTGAGTTAAGAGAAGGAGATTCTGTAGAGATAATGCTTAAAAAGGGAAGCTTTAACAATTGCTGGGTTATGGCAAAACATGGAACGACAAGGCGTTTTGGCGCTGATGACAATGGATTGACCGATTAAAAAATTTTTTTTCAGAAGTGCTTGACAAGATAACAAAGTTGTGTTATATTTTATTCACAACCAAGGTAGGTTGATTTTTTGAATAATTAGGAGATAGTACAATGGTTAATAATCTTGCGTGTGAAGATTGTCGTTTTTTGGTAAAGTGCTCGGCGTATGCAAAGCTTAAGCCTTTCCTTGAAGATGCTCGAAGAGATTTGGGTGTAACTTTAACGTTTGATGCTTGTAATGATTACAAGTCTATTGACGATGACGATAATGACAATGAAAACGAAGACTAAAAATTAAAAGACAAAATTAAAGGAGTACAAAAATAATGGCTACAAAAAATACTGACCAGATTCGTAGATTGACAAATAGTGTGACTCTTGCGGGTTATCTCGCTGATATTGAGTCTAAGTAGGGCGTAGATAAGAATGGTGTTGATTACATTCGTATTCGTGGACAAATTCAGTGTGGCGAAGACAGTGTAATGACTCGTTCTTTCACTTCTTTCATTAAGGCTAAGAAGGCTGATGGTACAGATAGTGAGAACTATGAAAAGGTTCTTGACTGGGTTAAGAAAGCAGTTCCTATGACCAAAGACAAGGAAAATGCTACTATGGTAAGACTTGTTGGTTCTCTTAGTGCAAATGATTATGTAGGTTCTGATGAACAGCTTCATGAGGGCACTGTCGCTTCTATGCAATTCTTTAATGATTTTGAAGAGTTTGCTTGCGACCTTGATATTGAAGGATATATTAAGAGTATTACAGATGAAGAGCGTGGTCCTGAAGATGATAAGAAGCCTACTGGTAGAAAGCGTTTAAATCTTATTAGCATGGATTTTTATCATAACGCTCTTGATATTAAGAACATTATTATCCCAAAGGATTTTGTGGATGCTCTTGAAGATAACGGTTATGTCAAGGGAGCTACTGCTAAGATGTATGTTAGCTGGAAGCCTAATGAAAAGGGCGAAGCAAAGCCTAAGACCAAGGGTTTTGGTCAGCAGAGAGTAACTGAGGGTAAGAGCTATCTTGAAATGGTTCTTACTGGTGGTGATATTGCTTATGATGAAGATGAGCAGGAAGATATGATTATCACTCCTCAGATGTGTAAAGCTATGCTCAATGAGAGAGCAAGTCGTTTAAAGGAACTTGAGGAAGCTGGATATCAGGGTTCTAAGGGTAGTAGTAATTCTTCTGCACCTACAGGCTTTGGTAAGAAGGGTTCTGGAAAGATGTCTCCTGTTATTGATGATGACTCGGACATTCCTTTCTAACAAATGAGATAGGAAGAAGAAATTGTTAAATTATTTAAAAAAGAGAAAAAATCTGTAAGAGAAATTCAAGAGTAGTTAAAAGTTACAAGGGATGAAATTAAAAAAGCATTAGAATCTTTTGGCTACTCTACAAGAACTTATACAGATTTATACTCTGTAAATCATCTGTATTTTAATTAGATTGATAGTTTTGCAAAGGCTTATTGGTTAGGTTTTTTATATGCAGACGGTTGTGTTCATGCCAACAAGGTTTGCTTAGAATTAAAAGATTTAGACCATGTAAAAAAATTTAAAACGGCAATATCTACAGAGGGATATTCAATTAGGGTAAGAGAAGATAAAAGATTCGCTCCTGTTTGTACAACTTATTGTTTTCAAGTGAAAAGCGAACAAATGGTAGAAGACTTAAGAAAATGGGGTTGTGTTCCTTAGAAGTCTTTAAAAATTGACCGTATTCCAAACATAGGAGAAAATTATATTTTTCACTTTATTCGCGGATATTTTGATGGAGACGGAAGTATTTCTTTTGTTGTATCAGAACATCATTACAGGATAGATTTTGTTGGACAAGAAGCTTTTTTAAAACAAATTCAATTTTATTTAAGTAATGGAAAATCTGAATCTAAAGTCACTAAAGTTAAAAGAGCAAATGCTTGGAACTTTGGTTGTAGTGGAAGGTTTTTATGTGAAGAATATTTAGATAAATTGTATAAAGATTCTACAGATGATATACGTTTAACAAGAAAATATGAGAGTTATTTAAAATTAAAAGAATATAATAAGGAGACATTTAAATAATGGGTATTGATATTTTTAGCATTAAGCCTAATGTGGTCACTCGTGACCTTAGTGGTAAGAGTTTTCTCATTTATGGAGAAAGAAAAAGTGGTAGCGTAGTGTTTTGCCACCCTTTGTTGTAAGACAATTGACGAAATTGCGGAATTAAGCGAGAAGACTTAATTTGTAATAATTATGTTAACTCGAACCGAAGTTTATTATTAAAATGATAAACAGGGGCAGAGCGTAGTAATTGAACCTTTGATTAAAGAATATAATATTACCAAGAGTCCGCAACACCTTATCTCGTATAAGGTTGAAAAAGTACGCCAAACTGAATCTGAATTGACAGATTGATGAAAATGAGCGAAAGCTCCAGAGTGTAAGATAAAAAGCTTACAGATAATAACAATGAAAACTACAAACGCTTGTAAATTCCCAAAGCCTATTTTGCTCGGTTTCGAAAAGGGCTATGGTTTTTTGGATGGCATTATTGCACAGCCAATTAACACTTGGAAAGAAGCTCTTGAAGTAAAGAAGCAGTTGCTTAAAGATGCAGAAGCGGCTGAAAAGGAAAATAGAGAAACAATCTTTAAAACGGTAATTGTCGATACTATTGATATTGCCTACGACCTTTGTGAAAAGTATATCGTAGACAAAGAAGGTGTAGATTATCTTGACGAGACTGAAAAGATGCGTGGTTATCGTGCTTTGTCTCGTGAATATGATAAATTTTTCCAAGAGATTGTTAAAGCTGGTTATACTTTGATTTGTATTTCTCATGCTACTACTAAACAGATTAAGGAAAACGGTGAAAAGTATGATAAGACTATTCCTACTGTACCTGACCGTGGATTCCTTGTCGTTTCTCGTCTTGTTGACGTAACTGGTTATGCTTCTTACGAAACTGATGAACAAGGTAATGTTCATTCCATGCTTACGATGAGAGGTAACAAACATCTTGAGGCTGGTTCTCGTAGCCCTTATATGTCTGAATGCATTCCATTTACTTATGAAGCATTGCGTGATGACATGGCAAAGGCTATTGATGAACAAAAGGCTCACGGTGCTACAGTTGTTGATAATGAGGTTAATCTCTTTAAGGATAACGAAGTAACCGAAGATGAAAAGAAGAGCGTTGATGAGCTTATTGCTGAAATTGGTAGTTATGTAAAGGCTATTCATAATACTGGTAGTACAGAGTATAAGAAGATTATTGCAGAATATCTTGGAAAGGGTAAGAGTGTAAAAGATTGCGATGAATCTCAATTGGATATGCTTTTGCTTATTCTCGATGATTTGAAAGATTACTGTACTGAAAATAATATTACAGTAGAATAAATAATTATTGGGGAATAGTAAAATTGATTACTATTCCCCTTTATTTTCCGTTTTAATATTTTAAGAAAGGAGTGAGGATTATAGCACCACCAAAGAAGAACAGAAAATGTAGCGTTTGTGGTAAGATGTTTCCTACAGAGGAAATTATTACTGTAAATGGTAAAAATTATTGTCCTATTTGTGGTAAATAGCCAGCACAAGATGCAAAAGATTACAAGACTTTAACTGATTATCTTTGGGACGTTCTTGGTATAAGAGAATGGGTGAATGCTCCTCTTATAACAACATATATAAAAAGAATTAAAGAAAAATATGGAATGACTAATTCTCAAATTCTTTTTACTTTATATTATATGTATGAGTATGCTGACAATCCAGCTCCCAAGATAGAAACAGAATCAGATATCTTCATGGTTATACGTTATTTTGCCGAATCAAGAGAATTTTGGCAAAAGTATAAAGAGATGAGGATGACTAAATCTGAATTTATCGAATATATATTAACAAAACCGCCTATAGCGATAGATGTAGCTCGTTCTGAAATTATTAAGAAACAAGAAGAGGACGATGAAAAACGAGACAAACGAAATCATAAAGAAGAAATTTCTGCTGATGATATCGTTGATGATGGTCTTGTTAACACTGACTTTATTGGAGATTATGATTTTAGAAGAGGACTTCAAAAGCAAAGAGGAAAAGATGGTATGTATTTATCAGAACTACAAAGAGATATTCAGGAAATAATGTCTGAACATCCTGAAGAATGGGGGGGGTAACTTGGCGGATTATAGAGATTATCAAAGCAAATCTGCAATTAAAGAAGTTCTTGGCTGTTTACTGTAGAATCCAACTTTATTAACAAGTAATAAAATCGACAAAAAAGATTTTGTTGAAGCTTTCCATCAGCTTTTGTTTGTAGCAATAAACAATCTTTTCTCACAAGGCGCGGTAAAGCTTGACCAATATATTATTGATGATTATTTAAAAAATAATCTTCAGTCTTTGTATAATATTTATACAAGGAATAATGGTAATCTTTATGTTGAAAAGGCTAAAGAATTAGCCACACCAGAAAATTTTAACTCTAATTATCAAGAAATGAAAAAGTTTTCTCTTCTTCGTGCCTATCTTAAATCAGGTATTGAAGTTGATGAAATTTTTGACCCTAACGAAGAAGACCCTGAGATTGCTGATGAACAAAGATATAAATTTAGTCAAATGACTATTGATGAAATTCTTAATCATTTTAGGCAAAAAGTATCTAATATCACGCAAGAATATAGTCCTAAAGTTGGGCGAGATAGTGTTAAAGCTGGTAGCGATGAAGCTAAAAAGCAAAAAGAAGAATGGAAGAAAACTCCTGCTTATGGTCTGTCTTATGCAAGCAATTATATGACAACTATAACAAAAGGTATCCAGCCAAGAAAGTTTGTAGTTTCTTCGGCAGGAACGGGTGTTGGTAAAATCTAAAATGAACGAAAAATACGAAGAGGGTTTAAAATTATATTTACAAGGAGATTTAAGTTTGACTTAGATTTCTAAAAAATTACAATGTAGTCGAGGTCATTTGGGAGAGTATATAAAAAGCCAAGGATATATTGTAATAAATAGATAGAATGATAATGGAACTAATGACAATATTTTTTCTTTAATTGATACGGAAGAAAAAGCTTATTGGTTAGGTTTTCTTTATGCCGATGGATATATTCGGAAAGGAGAAAATAATCATACAAGCATTGTATTACAGCAAAGAGATATTAATCATTTGGTTAAGTTTAAGAAGTTTTTGAATTCTCCGGCAAAAGTAAGCGATAAAATTGTAAATGGGTATAATGAAGTATCTTTTGCTATTAGTAGAAAAAAGATGCATAATGATTTAATTAAATTAGGCTGTTGTCCTAATAAAAGTTTGCAATTACAATTCCCCACAGAAGAATAGGTTCCTAATGATTTTCTTAGAGATTTTGTTAGAGGATATTTTGATGGGGACGGATATATAGGAATTACACAAAATAAACATTGTTTAACTGGCAGGATGAGTTTAACATCTGGCTCTCCAGAATTTTTAACAGAATTAATTTCCAAAATGGATTGGTTTGATGCTAAAATGCGCAAAGATAAAAGAAGTAATGCGTATAGCATTGAATGGTGTAGTTGGAAATGTTATTCTAATTTATCTTCTATTTATTTAAACAGTAATATATTTTTAGACCGTAAACATGAAAAATTTGTTCAAATTAGAAATGCCGTATTAAATCAAGTCGATTGAAGATTTAATATTATTAGCGCGGAATTAAGCTGGAAAACCGTATACAAAGGCAATCAGAACCGAAGGCTATATTAAATATAGTCAGGGGCAACGCATAGTAGGTGAAAAGATATAATCCTACCACGAGGCCGCGCCACGCATCGACATTAAGCGTGAAAAGTTATGCTGGACTGCAATGTAATGTTGCAGAAGTAAAGATAAAAAACTTTACGATAACAAATCGAAAACCCGTTTGACAATTGCTAATCTTTGTCACTCTTTTACACCGAAGTACTGGGATTCTAACAAAATGGAATTTGTAGAGAATCCAAATGGCACTCAAAATGCTGCTCTTTATATTGGAACAGAAATGGAACTTATTACAGAAATTGAGCCTATTCTATGGGCTTATATTGCTGATGTTCCTCAAGAGCACATTATGACTGGTAGATATTATGGTGATGAAGAAGAACGAGTTGATGAAGCTATTAGGATTCTTCATGAAGAAGGTCATATTTATCTTGAATATGTCCCTGATTATGATATTGGCACTTTGGAGAATATTATTGAACAACACGTTCTTCAGCATGGAGTAAGAAATGTTTTCTTCGATTACATCCATGTAACAACTGACTTGATTAGTGAATTTCAATCTCAAGCAAAAGCAAGGATGCAGATTCGTGAAGACCAAGTTCTTGCAAATTTAAGCTTAAAATTAAAAGAGCTTACTCGAAAATATGACATTAGTATAGACACTTGGACACAGGTTTCTGGTGATTTTAAGAACGAGCAAAATCGTGACCAGACTATTGTTCGTGGTGCTAAGTCTATTATTGACAAGGTAGATACAGCTTCTATTGTATCAGAAGTATCTAAAAAAGAAGAAAAATATTTAGAGAAAATTATTAAAAATAGATTCTTGAAATACAAACCTAACAGGTGTATTTCTGTATATAAGAATCGTGGTGGCGAATATACTAAATGTAAAATTTGGTTGTATGTTGATTATGCCACAATGAGAGTACATGATTTGTTCTGTACCGATTATGATTATGAACTTTTAGATATTCCTCAGACATTTACTCGTGTTGAAGAAGACCAGAAAGTAATTTTCACAAATGACAAAGATGCCATTCGTGGGCAAATAATAAATGATGCTGTTGATATTGCAGAAACAGCTAAAGAAGAAGGTACTTTTGATGTTTTTGAAGATACAGAAGATGTTGTTAGAAAAATAAAAGAAACTCTTGATAGTGCAGAAGAACCTTTCTTGGAGTCTCCTGAGAGTAAAAAGTTCAAGGCTGTTCCAGAAGATGACGAGGAAGAAAATAAATCTACGTCGAAAGAGGAAGAGGAAATAGATTTTTAATAGAGGTTGATTATGATAGATAAAGATGAACTGTTGAAGTTGGTAACAGAAGATGTAGTTATTAACATCATGGAAGAAAATGGTTCTCCTTTATACTCAACTTCTACAGATGGAAGAACTCAGCAAAAATGTCTTTGGTTTAAAACAATTTGTCATGGTGGAGACAGTCATAAGTTATGCTTTTTTACTGAGAGCAAGGACTTTTTCTGCTATACGAATTGTGGTCGAATGAATTTTTTTGAATTTATTAAAAGAATTCGTAATGCTAAAGATGGAGAGTTTTATAGTAAGGTAATTGTTTATATTGCAAAAAAGGTTGGTAAATCATTATCTCGAAGTCGTGTTGGTTTTGGGAATGATACTTCACCAGAATTGCGTGGACAATTATCTGATATGATAAAACAGTCAGAAGATATTGAAAGAAGACAACAATTCCATGAAGCTAAAATTACTAAGTTTTATGATGATTATAAATGTCTCTTTAATTACTTTGACCGCAATACTTTTTATAAAGGTTGGATTGATGAGGGAATTAGTATTCCCTCTATGGAAAAATTTGGTATTGAATGGTATGAATACCAGAAATATATAATTATTCCCCATTATAATATAGATGGCCATTTGGTTGGTATTAGACGAAGAAGTTTGCAACCAGAAGATTCTAAAAGAAAATATATGCCATTATTTATGAGTGGTAAAGAATTTGACCATCCTCTTGGATTAAATTTGTATGGACTTTATGAAAATAAAGAAAATATAAAGAGATTTAAGAAAGCGATTATAGTTGAGGGAGAAAAAAGTGTCCTGAAAGCAGACACTTATTTTAAGGGTAGAAGTTGCGTAGTGGCAACTTGTGGCTTTAATGTTTCAGATTGGCAAATTAGAGCTTTAGAAAAACTTGGAGTAGACACAGTTTACTTGGGATTTGATAAAGATTTTGATGATAAATATGAAGAAGTTTATAAAGCTGACAAATTGTTATATGACAACTATTTAAGATACAATGAACGATTAAGGACTTTAGCTCAGAGACTTGCTTTAAGCTTTAATGTCTTTCTTATTAAGGACACAAAAGGATTATTAGACATCAAAGATTCACCTTTTGATAAAGGTAAGGATGTTTACAATCAATTAATAAAAATGGCGAAACCTGTTTATTCTTACGGGGAAAGGCAAAGTTCTACGAGTATATTTTTAAGAGGTAATTAATGGAAAAATTACTATGGGAGACAAAGTTTTAGAACAACTTTGATGATGAATATGATTTTCTTGAAACCATTTTAAGAAGTTATGATATTTAGGATGTAAAGAGTTTTCTTCATCCTGTAAAAAACAAGGTCGTTAATGACCCCTTCCAAATGAAAAACATGGATAAAGCTGTATAGATTTTCCATGATAATGTTAACACTAAAAAGAAAATTGCAATTAAAGTGGACCCAGATACAGATGGTTTAACAAGTAGTGTTTTAATGAGTAAAATCATTGAACATTTCAATCCAGAGGCAAAGATAGAATATATTTTTAGTTTTAACAAAGAGCATGGATTAACCTATAAAGCATTAAGTGAATATTCAAAAGATGAAATCGGTTTAATTATTATTCCAGATGCTTCAATGATTTGCAAAGATGCAATTCAAATTGTTAAAAATTACAATTGTCCTATCATTGTGTTAGACCATCATTTAGTTGAAATTGAATATTTAGATACTAACACAGGTAAATGGATTTCAAAGAACGAAGCGGATGAAATTAAAGAAAAAGAGTCTGACAGAATTAAAGAGGATAGCTATGTTAACTATTGTGTAGCTGTAAATGATACTGATGGACATTATCCTAATCCTACTTTGTCTGGTGTTGGTGTAGTTCGTAAATTTGGTGAAGCTTATTGTGAAAAGTATCACTGTAGTGATAGTTGGCTTGATGAATATCTTGATTTAGTTTCTCTTGGTATTATTGCAGATAGTATGGATTTAAGAGATTTAGAAACAAGATGGTATGTACTTGAAGGTTTGAAGGTTGAAAATCAAAAGAATGATTTTCTTAATGAACTTCAAGAAAGAATGGCTGATGAAATTCACTTTGGTAGAACTATTACAAACGTCGGTTGGGTACTTGCTCCAAGAATTAATGGTGTGGTACGTTATGGCACAGAAAAAGAGCAAAGAGATTTATTTAGAGCTATGGTTGGGGAACAAGAAACTGTTATTTATCAACCGAGACGAAAAAGAGCTACTGACCCTAAACCTCTTCCAGAAGAACATACCCTTCAATGGGAGATGGCGAGAGTAGCTAATAATGTAAAGTCTCGTCAAGATACTGCTGTTCGTAAATTTATGGAACAAATTGTTGATAAAATTGATAAGCAAGGGCTAGATAAAAATACCATTTTATTTGTCGATTGTACACGGCTCGTGGACAAAAAAAGCGTAACTGGCCTTGTGGCGCGGAAATTAACCTCAAAATATTTACGTCCAGTTGTTTTATTAAAAGAAAAATCTAGTTCTGAGTTCGGCGGTTCTTGTCGCGGATATGATAGAGGAAATATTAAAAACCTGAAAGAGTTTTTAGAGAAGACAGGTTTGATAACTGTAATGGGACATGAAAACGCAGCAGGAATCGCTTTGAAAAAAGATAATGTTGATACAGTTATCTCTAAATGTAACGAAATGCTCCCTCTTGACCAACTGAAAACTGTTTATCAAGTTGATTGGGAAATTCCTGCTAATGAAATGCAAGTAAGATTTGTAAAAGAAGTTGCTGAGAATTACGAGATTTGGGGTAATACTGTTCCTGCTCCTACTTTTGCAATTACAAATCTTCATATAAACGCTAGTCAGATTAATGGTTATGGCGAAACTAAGAGCTTTATCAGATTCCAGCATAACGGTGTTACTTATATTAAAAAGTATTGCCCAGCTACAGAATTTGATACAATGACTCTTAAGGATAGACATACCTTTGGTGCTAACAAAAAGAATTTGGTTATGAATTTAATCTGCCAGTTTCAGCTAGAACCTTGGGAAGACAAAGTTTATCCAGAAGTTAAAATTCTATATTATGATGTTGTGGAGGATAAGACAAATGAGACTCCTGATTTAAAAAGTAAGACCAAATCTGATGCTACTCTTAATGCTAAAACTACATCGTTGAATGCAAAGTCTACTACAGATTTTGATTGGGGCGAAGTTGAGAAACCTAAAAAGAGAAGAGTAATGTTAGATAAGGATTTAGAAGATTTAGATTTTTAAGATTTTTAAGATTGACAAATTAAATGTGACATGATATAATGAGATAAAAATATAAAGGAGAGTAATGCCGTGTTTGTAGGTGTACATAATCACACAGACATAGGTTCCAATACGAGAGGTTTCCTTGACAGTACTAATACTGTCAAAGAGCTTCTTACATATACTTAGGAACTTGGTCATAAAGGTGTTGCTATTACAGACCATGACTGTATTGCCGCACACGTAGAAGCATTAACTCAAATGGACGATTTGCGAAAGAAAGACCCTGATAAGTGGAAAGATTATAAACTTATCCTAGGTAACGAAATTTATCTTTGCAATCGAAAAAGTATTGAAGAAGATAAAGAATATATTTTTTATCACTTCATTTTATTGGCTAAAGATGCCATTGGACATAAACAAATAAGAGAATTAAGTACGAGAGCATGGATTGATAATTCTTTTACTTATGTCAATATTCGCACTCCAACTTATTACGAAGATTTGTTTGGGGTGGTTGAATCTGATAGAGGTCATATTATTGGTTCAACGGCTTGTCTTGGTGGTCGTTGTCCGAAATTAATTTTGACAGCTTACAGACAAAATCCTCTACAACCTGATTACACAGGTGTTAAGAAGTGGTTAAGAAGGCTTGATAAATGTTTTGGGCATGGTAATTTCTTTCTGGAATTACAGCCATCAAGAAGCGAAGAACAAATTATTGTAAATCAAGCTTTAGTGGAGCTGTCTGCTGAACTTGATATTCCTTATATTATTACTACGGATAGCCATTATCCTAAAAAAGAAGACAGAAAAGTACATGAAGCTTTTCTTAAGTCTAATGAAGATAGTGGTAAAGAACGTGAAGTTGGAGAATTTTATGCTACAACTTATATGATGTCAGAAGAGGAAATTCATTCTTATATGGATGAATTTTTGACACCAGAAGTTGTACAAAAGGGTTTAGATAACACCATGTTAATTTATAACATGGTTCAAGAATATACTTTGTTTGCTAATTTGGAAATTCCTTATGAACCAGATGATTTGACTGAACCCGATTTAGAATTATCTAAAAAATATTTTAAAGATATTCCTATGTTGGAATGGTTCTTTAATTCAGACTATAATGCCGATAGGCATCTTGTTAGAGAGATTGTTAAACGTCTTGAAAAAGATTCTGATGAATTAGCAAACAAAGAAACCTATAATGCAATTCAAACTTGTCTTGAATCTATTAAGGCAAGTTCAGAAGCTAACCATGCTCATTGGTCTGCTTATTTGCTACAGACTCGTGATTTGGTAAATGCATGTTGGGCTTGTGGCTCTTTGGTTGGCCCTTCTCGTGGTTCAGGTTTGGGTTTTATTCTTCTGTATATTTTGGGGATTACTCAGGTTAACCCTTTAAGGGAAGATGTTCCTTGTTATCATTGGAGGTTTCTTAATCCTAAACGTGTTAGTCCGTTAGATATTGATGTAGATTTTGAGAATGCTTACCGTGATGATGTTATTCACTATCTTCAGCGTAAATATTGTGGAGATGACCAGAGAGCAGGAAATCGTCGTGTTATGAAAGTTCAAACCCTTTCTACGATGAAAGCTAAAGTTGCAATTCAAACTGCTTGTCGTGGTTTAAGCTATCCACCTGAAATTGGACAGATGTTAAGTTCGCATATAGGTCAAGAACGTGGTATTCAGTTTACCTTAAAACAATGTTTTTATGGTGATGAAGAAAACAATTTACGCCCAGATAAAGAATTTGTTAATTTAATGACTAATGAGTATCCTGATGTTTGGGAAGTTGCTCAAAACATTGAAGGATTAGTAAGTGGTGTTGGTTCTCATGCTGGCGGTGTAGTTCTTTCAGCAACAGATGTTGTAGACCATGCTGCTTTAATGAAAACAACAAGCGGAGATATTATTACCCAGTTTGATTTACATGCTGATGAAAAAGTGTCTCTTATTAAATGGGATTTGCTTTCTATTGACGCTCTTCAAAAAGAACATGTTTGCATGAATCTTCTTATGGAAGATGGTAGACTTGAATGGCAGGGTGATTTGAAGTCCACTTATGAAAAATATTTGGGCGTTTATAAAATAGAAAGAAACAATCCAGAAATTTGGAAAATGCTTAATGAGCATAAAGTTATGTCATTTTTCCAGATGGAAAAACAAACAGGATATCAAGCTGTTGCAATAGGTAAACCTGAAAGTTTAGTGGATTTATCTGCTTTGAACTCAGTAATGAGACTTATGGCTCCTTCTCCACGGGCAGAAACGCCTCTTGAACGCTTTGGTCGCTATAAGAAAGATATTACTCTTTGGTATAAAGAGATGGATGATTATGGTTTAACTAAACATGAACAAGATGTTGTTTGTAAATATGCCAAGAAGAGTTATGGTTTGTTACCTAATCAAGAAGATTTTATGATGGCAGTTCAAGACCCTGAGATTGGGGGTTTTGATTTGCTGTGGGCGGATAAGCTTAGGAAAAGTATTGCTTAATTTTAGGCCGTTTACTTGGTGACAAGTAAAATGAAAAGGGCAAAATCGGTGAAAGCTAATTAAATAAAGGAAGGGGTAAAAATGTTAGATTATGAAGATTTTGTAAAGTAGTTTTTAGAATATTATAATATGGGGTTTTCCACTACTGAGATTTGTTCTTTTTTAAATGAAAATCGAAATAGAGGATATAAATTATTAAAGAAATTAAATTTGCCATCACACAAACCTATTGGTAATGTAGTAAACAAAGAAAATATTGATAAAATAGTTTCTTTATATTTGTCTGGCAAAACTGTTGAAAAAATAAGTGAAGAAATAAATATTAAAGTTGGAACAGTTAATTATTGGGTAAGAAAATTAGGAATTGCTCGACCCAATGGTAAAGTTCCAGATTGTAATTAGGATTATTTTGAAAAAATAGATTCTCCAAGTAAAGCTTATTTTCTTGGCCTTTTGTATGCTGATGGTGGTTATTCAAGAAAAATTTCTAAAAATGGTAGAATTGATTTATCTTTGTCTTTAGAATTAAAAAAAGAAGATTGCTATATAATAGAAGAGTTTAAGAATCAATTAAAATCTTCTTTGCCAGTAAAAGAAATTATAAAAGAAGAAACAATGATTTCTAATGGAAAAGAATATTCATTTACTAAAAATAATTGTTGTTTTAGAATTGGATGCAAAAAATTAATTTCAGATTTGATTTCTTGGGGGTGTGTAGAAAATAAAACAAAAGAGTTATCTAATATTCCCAATATAGAAAAAGAATATTTAAGGTATTTTTTACTTGGTTTTTATGATGGAGATGGAATTGCTTCTGTAGGAGAAAGAGCTTATATGGGTTTTTGTGGAACAGAAGAAATGATGAAAAGTATTTCTTTATTATTAAACCAAGAATTAAATTTAAGGATTAAGAAACCATATTATAATAAAAGTAATCATATTTATTATTTGCAATATAATTTGAATGAAGAGATGGAAAAACTTTTTAATTATTTTTATAAAGAGTTGGAAATTCCTCATTTAATTAGAAAAGAAGAAAAAATAAGAAATTATTTAAATGCTAACACCGAGATAACTTAGCAAATTGCGAAAGGTTGTTAAGTATCGTAGAGCGTAGATGGTGAATAAATATAATCCATCCAAGAGTGTCCTTTAACTCATTAGAGTTAATAATGTACGCCGAGCTTACAAGAAATTGTAAGAAGCAGAGATAAAAAGCTCTGTGATAACAAAACTGAAAAAGAACCCTAAAGCTTATGTTGAATTGCAACAAGAATTTTATAAAAATATAGAAGAAAAACATCTTTCTTCTAAATTGTGTCATTATGTATGGGATGTCCTTATTAGTATGAATAGGGGCTATGGTCAACAAAGGCCGTTTAAAAGCAAAATTGCAGAAGCTTTTAAATTATAAGTGGGCAAAATCGGTGAAGCCTAAGTTTAATAAATATGGTGATACCGAGGTAAAAATCTATATAGCGAATAGGATAGATTTCACTGTAACGCATAGAAACTGAATAAATATAATGTTTCCACGAGTGTCCGCTACGTCGCAATTTTAATCGTAAAAATATATGCTGGGCTTTAATGAAAATTAAAGAATTAAAGGATAAAAAGCCTTTAAGATAACAAATCGTTTAATTCATCTCATACATTAGCCTATTCAATCGTTGGTTTGCAAGAAGCCAATCTTGCTTATCATTATCCTGTTATTTATTGGAATACTGCTAATTTGATTTCTGATTCTGGCGGTGAAGATGGAAATACTAACTATGGTAAAATCAGCAAGGCTATTGGTAATATCAAAAAAGAAGGGGTTACAGTAGCATTACCTGACGTAAATCGTGTTAGATTTGGTTTTCATCCTGACGTTGAGAAGAACGAAATTGTTTATGGTTTAAAGCCAATTCAAGGTATTGGAACTTCTATCGCAAAAGCCATTGTTGATAATCAAACTTATTCTTCTATGTGGGATTTCTACGAGAAGATGCAGAAATATAAATCTGAATCTAAAGAAAACAAGTTTGGTGATACAGCTATGATTTCTCTTATCAAAGCTCGGTGTTTTGATAATCTTGAGAAAAAAGATAGAAGAGCAATCATGGAAGACTTTATTAGATTTATTTCAAGTCCAGTTAAGTCTCTTAATATCTCTAATATTGAAGATTTGGCAAATCTTGATTTATTAACTGAAAATCAAAAAAAGTTTGAATTAAGATTATATAGATTTAGAAATTATGTTTTCCAGAAGAAATTCTTCTATAAACAAATAGGCAAAAGCGCAAGTACTGCTTATTATGTTCTTGAAAATAAATTTGCGTGGCCTTATTTTGAAAAATATTTCCTTAATGATATGGTTGATAAAAAAGATTATGATTGGGGAGACGAGGGGCAAAGAGTTGTTAAAAGAGGTAGTTTAGACCGAGTTTTTAACAAGCTTATGGCAGATTTTAAAGATAACGTCTTAAGTGACCCCAAGATGCTTGAAGCTGTAAATGAAGGAAAATTTAAAGCTGTGTGGGATGAAAAGGCATCTGGAAGTCTTTCTAAATGGGAAATGGATTCTCTTTGTATGTATTACCATGAACATGAACTTGCTCATGTAAACAAGGAGAAATACAATATAGTGTCTTTTGAGGGTTTGCCAGAAGAACCAGAAGTAGCTTATAAATATTATTGGCATGACCAAGAAAAAGCTCGTTTTGTTCTTAAAAGAATTTGTGGTACGGTTCTTGATAAAGATACTAATAGAAATACAGTTACACTATTGACTCCTGATGGAGTTTGTGATATAAAGTTTTATAAAGGTCAATTTAACTTTTATAATAGACAGATTTCTCAAATGAATGATGATGGAACAAAAACTGTCCTTGAGAAATCTTGGTTCCAGCGTGGGACTAAACTTCTTGTTACTGGTTTTAGGAGAGGAGAAAACTTCGTCCCAAGACAGTATAAAGATAGTTTATATAAACATTCTGTTCAATTAATCAAAGGTATTGATGATAATGGAGACCTTGAAATGATTTCTGACAGAATAGATGTAGAGAGGGTTGACGATGAGTGTTGATACCGAAGAAAAATTTATAAAGATAAAAGCGTCTCATTCTAAGACCCTCTATCCGAGTGCTGGAATTGGGTCAGACGGTAAAAATTGGGGAATAGTTTCTTGGAATATCCTTGAGGTAGAGCAAGGTTCACCTACTATGAGTGTTTATGGTGAAGTTACTTTTACAGGAGAATATACCGATGGAATTGACCCCAATTCCGCCTATGTGTTGTTAGGCAAGGAAGTTGAACATCCCAAATATGGTGTTCAGTATCAATTAGTTTATTACAACAAAGATATTGATTTCTCTAATCAGAAGAATCAAAGAGCTTTCTTAAGAACTTTCTTGTCAGAGGGTCAGATGGATGAATTATTTGCAGTATGTGATGACCCCTTGCAAGCCATTGCTGACCATGATGTAGAAACTTTAAAGAAAGCCAAAGGTATTGGAGATTATATTTCTAACTGTATTATTGAGCGTTTTGAAGCCAGTAAGGATATGTCTACTGTGTATTTAGAGCTTGATAAAGTTGGTTTTTCTCCAAACTTCATTTCTAAACTAATTGAAAAATATAAAGCTCCACAAAAGGTAATTGATGTTGTTAAGAATAATCCGTATCAATTAGTAAAAGATATTAAAGGAGTGGGATTTTTTACTGCGGATAAAGTGGCTTTAAGGTCTGGATATAAGACTTACGATATAAAAAGAATCAAATCTTATATTCTTTGGTATCTTGATGCTCAAGGCGAAGAGGGCCATTCTTGGGTATCTGCTGGCGAACTAATGGGTTCTTTATATGAAGACCTTGGTGGAAAACAAAGTTTAACAGTAGAAGATGAAGATGGCAATCCTGTAAATAATGTTGGTAAAGCTATAAAAGAACTTCAAGATGAAGATTTAATTCGTGTTGAAGAAGGCGATACCAAATCAGGTCGAAGAGTTTATTTAATGAGCTTTTGGAATCTTGAAAAAGATATTGCTTATCATCTTAAAAGATTGCTTCAAGGTAATAATTATTTTGTTGCTAATGATTTTGATGAAAAGATTAAAAAAGCAGAAGCAAAGCAAGGATTCCAATTTACTCAAGAGCAGATTGATGGTATTAAGTTGGGAATTGAAAAGCAAGTTTGTGTAATTTCTGGTTTAGCTGGTTCTGGTAAAAGTTCGTTAGTTACAGGTATTTTGTCTGTGCTTGATGAATACACTTTTGCTCAATGTGCTTTAAGTGGTAAAGCGGCGGCAAGATTACAAGAGGTTACTGGTAAAGAAGGATTTACTATTCATAGACTTCTTGGTTATACTGGCGGCTGTGGTTTTACTTATGGAGAAGATAATCCATTACCTTATGATATCATTATTTTGGATGAAGTTAGCATGGTAGGCGGAGAAATTTTTCTTGATTTAATTAAAGCTATTCCCACAGGAAGTAAACTTTTAATGCTTGGTGACATGGGACAGCTTGAATCTATTGGTTCTCTCAATTTAGCTGCTGATATGATTAACAGCAAAGAAATTCCTACTGTTGAATTAAAAGAAGTTCATAGACAAGCAAAGGCTTCGGGCATTTTAACTACAGCTTACAATGTAAGAAACGGTATTCAGTTATATCAAGATACTGATTATGAGGGTATCGAAACTCGTGGAGAACTTCAAGACATGGTGCTTGATATTCGAAATGAAAAAGATAATGATAGGAAAGATACCATTGCTTATTTTGAGAAATATTTTAATAGTCCTCTTGTAAACGGAGATATTGAAAAGATTCAAATTATCTCTCCTGTCAAAGAACGTGGAGATGCTTGTGTCCATAATTTAAATCTTGATATTCAGAAATTAATTAACCCTGTTGATTTAAATGAATCTCGTCCAAGAATTTATGTCCGAAAGATGAGAGATGCTTCTGGAAATGACAGGTCTTTCTGGATTCAAGAAGGCGATAAAGTTATGTGTATTAAGAACAATTATAAAGTTTATGATACAAGTGGTGCACAAACAGCCATGTATAATGGATGGACTGGTGTGGTTACAAGTATTGATTATGAAAATGTAATTGTGGATTTTGATTTAGGCGATGCTCCAATCATTTTGAAGCACAAAGAAGTTAAAGAACATTTGATTTTAGGTTATGCTTGTACTACTCATAAATATCAAGGTTCTGGTTGCCCTGTAATTATTGGAGTAATAGATTATAGCACTCCTCCTATGATGCTTTGTCAGCAACAAATTTACACCTTGTTAACCAGAGCTAAGAAATTATGCGTGCTTGTAGCTCAAACTAAGGCTTTGAGACGTTCTATTGATACAAATTTTGTTTCAACTAAAAGAACATTCTTACCTGAATTCTTGAAATAGGAATATAGGTAGCTCAGAGAATAGTATAATGTTCTTCACAGAAAAGAAGATGAAGAACGTAGAGCTTTAATAAGACAACTAAAAGATTGGAAAGAAAAAGATGAAGTACAAGAGGAATAATTTTTATTATCCTCTTGACAACTTCATTAGTTTCTGTTATTATATAGATGATTCAAAGGAGTAACTATGAATCGAGAAGAACGTAGAGCGGCTGTAAAGAAGCTCACTAAAAAGGGTTTAACAAGAGAAAGTGCTACTACTTTTGTTAAAAGGATGGATGCTATCACCACTAATCCTGTTACTACATGGGAAGGTGAAAAGGTAACTTTAGATTATAATCGAATTGTTTCTTATCCTGATTGGAAGCAATTAAGGAAAGATTATAGAGATTGGGTTACTGAGCATAAAGATGATGTTTTTACGATTGAATTTGACCCATTAAAAAAAGAAAAGCAAGCTCCTGATTATAATAGTTTTGTCCAGCTTAAAGAAGATGAAACTAATCCTAAGTGGCTGTTTTGGGCAGGAGATTTAATTCCTGTTGCGGGACAAACAAGACCTGATACTGATAAAGAGAAATTAGTAAAAGAGTTTAACGAAAAGGTTGATAATATTCTCGCTAAGATGAAGTAAGGAGAACAAAAATGGAACACACGAATTTTATGATGATGATTGGAGTTGTGGCAAGTGGTAAGTCTACTCTTGCTCAGAATCTTAAAAACATGTTGACTAAAATGGGTCAGCCTACAATGATTATTTCGTCGGATGAAATTCGTGAAACTGTTTTTGGAGATGTAAATGACCAGACTCATAATGAGGAAGTCTTTAAAGAAGTCCGCCGTCGTATTAATAATTGCATTGACAAGATGAATATTATTGTTGATGCAACTAATATTAATGTTAAGTCTCGTAGAAGTTTACTTGATATTGTTCGCAATAGAGAGAATGTCAATAAGGTTGCTTATGTTATGACTACTCCTGTGGCAGTTTGTAAGCGACAGAACAAAGCAAGAACTCGTACTGTTCCTGAAGAAGTAATTGATAGACAGGTTGGTAAGTTTGAGATTCCTTTCTATGAGGAAGGTTTTGATATTATCAATTTGATTGGTTGGAACTTTAATCAGTTTGAAGTAATTGTTCCTCAGTCCAATTGGACTACTGATGATGATTATATTACGAACTTGATGAAAGGTTTTGACCAGAAGACTCATCATCATAAATATACTTTAGATGAGCATTGTAGGATTTGTGCTGAAGAAGTAGCTAAGAGAACTGATGATAAGGTTCTTTATAGAGCCGCACAGATTCATGATTTAGGTAAATTAACTACTGGACAGCCGAAAGAAGATGGTTCTGGTGATTATAGATATTATAGTCATCATAATATAGGAACATATGACCTTTTAGCAAATCTGGATTGTATTGGATTTACTAATATGGATGACATTTTAAAATGTCTGTTTTATGTTAATTTTCATATGCTTCCTTTCTTCCTTGAGACGGAGAAATCTAAAGCTAAATGGGAAAAGATTATGGGAAAAGAAAATCTTGATAAGCTTTTCCTGTTTAATGAATGTGACAAAATTGCAAGTGGAACTTACGAAGGGTAAATTAGAATAAATAGTAAAGGAGAGTTTAAAATGAAATTTAGTTTCAATAAAAATTTTACTTGGCATCCTCTTTATCAGTATGTTATGACTGTAAAGAGAAAATATATCCAGTCTTATACTCTCCTTAACAATGAACCTTGTCCTGAAAATTATAATTTTAACGATTGGTTTGATAGAGTTTTTGAAGTATGGGGAAATATTACTCCTAAACTTAATGAGAAGTTAAACAAGATTTTTGACCCTCTTCAGATTACTTGTTATGACCATTATGTATTATTTAAGTATAAAGGTTTTATTGAATTATCTGATGATTATAATTTAAGTTCTTTCTTTGAATTATATGATGGTCTTTATAGGGAATGTCGTTCTTGTGTTTTTGATTTAAAGAATGATGAAATTGCTCTGGCATCTTTAGCAAAGTTTAAAAATTACGGTGAGGATGACGGTGATTGGTCTCCTAAAAATATTGAGTCTAAATATAATTTTGCTCATGAAGTTTTTATTACCAACAAGCTTGATGGTTCTTATCAGCAGTATAGATATATTGCAGATGAAGACCGAATCTTGGGTTCTGGTTCTCAGGCATTAGACCCCGCTGAATCTTGGAGACTTGCAGAAGGGTATAAACTTTTATCTGATGGACAGAAAGAATTAATTAAGGATTATCCTGATTATACTTTTATTTTTGAGTATATTTCTCCTAAAAACCCCATTGTGGTTAAGTACGATGAATCTCAAGAAGGTTTATATTTACTTGCGGCAAGAGATGTTAAGGACGGCAAAGAAGTTTCTTTTGATATTCTGAGTGATATGGCTGAGGAATATGATTCTAAAATGACTCAATGGTATTATAATGCTACTTTATTTAGCATTTTAGCTGATACTGACAATTATCTTTCTTCTGAAAAAGAAGGTTGGGTAATTGATATGGTTGATGGATACAAAAATCATTTTAGATGTAAAATTAAAACATCGGATTATGTCCTGATGCATAAAGCTTTATCTAAAAATATTTCTCCTAATGCAGTTGTTAATGCTATTCACGAAGACAGATTTGATGATTTTTTAGCGAAGTGTCCTGATGCGTATAGAGAATTAATTATGCAGTATTACAATACTGTTCATGAATATCTTAATCTCTATAAAGAGTTAATTGATAAAATTTTAATTAAAGGAAATGCAGAGTGTGTAAACTTTTGGAATGATAAGAAAGAAGCAATGCTTTGGATGGACAAACTTCCTAAAGTATTAAAGGGCAGAACAAAGACCAAATATCTTGGACAGGAAAACGATTTCTTGTTGAAGAAACAGTTTTGCTACAAATATTCTGAAATTACAAAAGCCCTAAACAACTTAAAGCGTTTTAAAAACTCTATGGTGGAAGGGTAACTTTCCACCATTTTTATATATAAAGAAACAAATTAAAATTAGACAAAAAAGGATTGACAAATATGGATGTAAAGATTAAGTTGCTGTCTAAGACAGCTAAGATGCCTCTTAAGGCTCACGAAACAGATGCTTGTTTTGACCTTTATGCTGATTGTCCTGATGATACTTATTACAGTTGGGATGTTCAGAAAGATGTTGCAGGAATTAAGATTCGTCCTCATGAGACTGTAAAGGTAAAGACTGGTATCGCAACTGCAATTCCTGTTGGATATTGGGGTGCAGTTTTTGCTCGTAGTGGTTTAGCTACTAAGCAAGGCTTGCGTCCTGCAAATTGTGTGGGTGTAATTGACGCAGACTATCGTGGCGAGTGGATTGTTGCTCTTCATAACGATAGTGCCGAAACACAAATTATTAGACACGGAGATAGAATTGCTCAAGCTATGATTCTTCCTGTGCTTCCCACTACTTTTGAACAAGTAGAAGAACTTCCTGATACTGAGCGTGGTGCTGGTGGATTTGGAAGTTCTGGTAATTAAAACTTAAAGGAGAAAGTTATGTAGGATTTTTGGAAATTAGCCTTGGAAAATCTTTTAGCGGCTTTAGTGGGATTTTCTATTTTTGGCATGGCATATCTTTCTAATGTTAGTTTCTCTTTATATTATAATATTAAAATCGCAGGAGAAACTTTTGAAAAGCAAAGATTGTTAAACAGTCTTTATAAAATTTTGGCTTTTGCGGGTGGTACAATGCTACTTGTACTTTCTACCTCTTTAATTATTCCTTGGGCAAATAAAAACAATCTTCCTATTCCTGCTGAATATAGCACTGTTATTTCAACAGTGGCAACTTTGGGAGTATGTTTATCTGGTTCTTTGAAATATATTTTAGAAGCTTTTAATAAGATGAAGAAAATTTTGTCTATTAAGGATGAAAATAACACTATTGAAGCAGCGAGAGCAAATGCTCTGAAATCTGATAAAGCTGTAGAGGGAGAGTAATTATGGCTCTCCCTAATTATAATAAGCTCGTTATAGGTGATACTGAAACAACTGGATTTAAAGAGAATAGAATTGTTAGTATTGCAATTTTAGTATATGAAAATGGCAAGAAAATTGCTGATAAATATATATTAGTAAATCCATAGGCATAGATTGAAAGTGGAGCATCTAAAGTCAATGGTATTACCTATGATACTATAAAAAATTGCCCCACCTTTGATGAAGTATGGGAAGAAATAAAAGATTATATGACAGACAGTGTTTGGATTTTTCATAATGCTAAATATGATGCTAATAAAGTAATCTATCCAGAACTAAAAAGATATCATATTCCAATTCCAAATCATGCTGTTTGTTGCACTTTGGAAAATGCAAAGCGCTTAATTCCAAAAACAGAGGTAGCTAATTATAAATTAGGGACTTTGCTTGAACATTTTGGTTATACCTTAGAAAATGCTCATAGTGCAGATGCAGATACTTGGGGTTGTATGAAATTATATAATTAGTTAGTTAAATTATCTGATGGTAATTTAGATGTTACATAAAAGGACAAAAGGAGATTGATGTTATGGTTGTTTTGTATACTACTAATTGCCCTCGTTGTATTGTTTTGGAAAAGAAACTTAAACAAAAGGGAATTGAATTTGAAGCCAGAACTGATTTCGATGTAAAGGAAATGATTAAAAAGGGTTTTGCTTCTGCTCCATTACTTGAAGTTGATGGAGAAATTATGGCTTTCAATGAAGCAAATCAATGGATTAATAATAATTAAAAAGGAGGAAAATTTTATATGGACATTTCACTTCGTTTAACAAAAGATTTTGAAAGATGTCTTGAAGACTTAAAAAAGAAATATGGTGAAGATTTCGAATATATTAATGGGGTTCATTCTAGTTAGTTAGATTTTTCAGAATTCTTAGATAAATTCGTAAATCAAAGCACAATGGCAGATGCTACTATCGACCCTAATGCAAATGCTAGCCATAGAGATATTCGTTCTTTTATGACTGAAAAGGGGAAGAGTGAAGATAAGCTTTTTGGTTTAAATAAAATTTTCCTTGAAATTAAGAAAAAATGGGGACTGCGCACTGCTAAAGCTTGGTTAGAATAGGAATTTAGCAAGGGTTTTTATCTTAACGATTCTGCTACGGCAAGTTATTTTCCCTATTGTTGGGCAAATGATTTAACTCGTTTGGCAAGAGAAGGATTGTTTTTCCTTGGAGGATATAATAATCAGCCTCCTAAACATTTGGACACATATTTTGATGATGTTATTGAGTTTGTTTCGTTCCTCAGTAACCGTCAATCTCGGGCCGTTGGCCTCCCAAATGTAATTATTTGGGCTTATTATTTCTGGAAAATGGATATAAAAAACGGGCATTATTTTAAAGACCCTGATACTTATTTAAGACAATATTTTCAGAAATTTGTTTATAGATTAAATCAGCCGTTCCTTAGAATTGACCAGTGCGCTTTTACAAATGTAAGTATTTTTGACCGTCCTTATCTTGAATCTTTGTTTGGTGGTTTGGAATTTCCAGATGGGTCTTTCGCTATTGACCAAATTGAAGAAATTATGAAGTGCCAGCGTTTGTTTATGGATGTAGTAAGTGATATTCGTAGTGAAAACATGTTTACTTTCCCTGTTTTAACTTATTCTTTACTTTATAAAGATGGTAAATTTGAAGATGAAGAAACTGCTCGATGGGCTTGTTATCATAACATTAAGTGGTCTGATTCTAATTTCTTTGTATCTGATAATGTTGGAGTGCTTTCAAATTGTTGCCGTTTACTTTCTGACACTCAAAAGCTTGATGCTTTTGTTAATTCTATTGGTGGTACAGCGTTGTCTGTTGGGTCTTGTCGTGTAAGTACAATTAATCTTATGCGTATTGCATATGAGACTAAATTTAACAAAAAGAAATATATTGAACTTCTTAAAGACCGAGTACTTTTGGATTGTAAGGCATTAACTAGTATGCGTCATATTTTGGAGCGTAATATAGAAAAAGGTTTGCTACCCAACTATCAAGAAGGAGCAGTCGAACTTGACAAGCAATATTGTACTATTGGTATTCTTGGAATGTATGAAGTTATTGATTCTTTTGGATTAATTAATACTGACGAGTTTGGTAATAAATATTATACAGAAGAAGGGTTGGAATTTGCTTGTTAGATTCTTGATACTATCAATGAAGTAAAAGATAGTTTTGAATGTGATTTTTCTTTTAATGTTGAATCTATCCCTCGGGAAAATTGTGCTGGTGTAATTTGTACCGCAGATAATCTCTTGTTTGAGCAAAATAAATATTTTATTTACTCAAATTAGTGGGTCTCATTAACCGAACAATGCACTATTAAAGAAAAGTGTCGTTTAGGAAGCGTACTTGATGAAAAATGTGGCGGAGGCTGCATTGCTCATATTGATATTGAAAATCGTTTTGCAACAAAAGAAAGTGCTTGGGATATGCTTAATTACATTGCTTCTAAAGGTGTAATTTATTTTGCGTTTACAACTAAAATTAATGTTTGTGAAGATAAACATTCTTTCATTGGAACTCAAACATGTCCTATTTGTGGAAAGCCTGTGGCGGACCAATATGCAAGAGTAGTAGGATTTTATACCCCTGTAAGTAGTTATCAAAAGATTAGAAAAAAGGAATTTAATTTAAGACGTTGGTATAATGTTTTAGATGCAGATTCTATCATGAAAGGATAAATTTATGGAAGAGAAGATTCATCTTAAAGGTGTTGTCATGGAGGACTTTGTTAATTATGCGAAGCCCTCCCTCTTCCTTATCACTTGTAAATGTGATTGGAAATGTTGTCATGAAGCTAATATTTCAATTACTGTATGTCAAAACGAACCTGTGGTAAGACAAGCTACGAAAGAATTTTTGATTTCTTCTATTTATAAAGTTTATATAGACAACGAAATTACAAAGGCAGTCGTAATAGGAGGTTTAGAGCCTATGTTACAATTTGAAGAAGTTTTGTCTTTGCTGGATTATTTTAGAAAACAAAATTGTAATGATGACTTTATAATTTATACGGGGTATTATAAAGAAGAAATAGAAAAAGAAATTAAGCAATTAAAAAAGTATCCCAATGTAATTTTAAAATATGGCAGATATAAACCAAATTCTGTCAGTCATTTTGATGAAATTCTTAAAATTACTTTGGCTTCTGATAATCAGTATGCAGAGAGGATATCTTAATGTTAAAAATTGTATTAAATGATGACAAAGAATTAGTAGAAGAAACTAATCGCCAACTTGCAGAAATGAAAGAGAAATATGGAAAACAGTATTGCCCATGCGGTTTAACTCAAACTGATGATATGGTTTGTATTTGCAAAGCCTTTAAAGAACAAAACTATGCTGGTGAATGTAATTGCGGGAAATACAAAAAGATAGAAGTTGATTAAGGGGTATTATACCCCTTTCAACTTTTTCATTATAACTTCTTGACAAGATAGAATCAGTCTGTTATAATGTCATTAAGTAAGAATAGATAAAAAGGGAGGCGAGCTATAATGAATAAGAGAGTCTTTTCTAACGAAGAAAAGTCATTAATAAAAAACTACTATTGTTATAAACATTGGACTTGTAAAAAAATAAGTCAAGAATTAAATTGCTGCTCAGATTTAATTTATCGTTTTGTTAAATAGAACAATTTAAAAAAAGAATATACAAATCTTATAGGGAATATTTATGGGAAATTAACTGTAGTGGAAGATGATGGTTTTTCTATTTTCGTAATTTGTGATTGTTCTTGTGGGAAGAAAAATTTAGCTTTGCGTCGTACAGATTTAATGCATGGAAGAATAAAAAGCTGCGGGTGTTTAGCTAATAAAGGCTCTGAGATGGAAAGTTTAATTGGATAGAAATTTGGAAAATTAACAGTCATTTCTGACCATATGGAAAAAGGGAAACACTTGTGTTTATGTTAGTGTGATTGTGGTTCATAGCCCGTTTTAAAATTAGCATCTAATTTAACTTAGGGGCATTCGAAATCTTGCGGTTGTTTGAAAAAAGAGAGGGGCATAGAAAAAAGACGTGATTTAACTGGGCAAAGATTTGGAAATTTAACCGCAATAAATATAGATGAACAATTAACCTTGCAATGTGGCGAAGTTTATTGGAATTGCTTGTGTGATTGTGGGAATAAAATAGGAGTAAGAGCAAGCAAGTTGACTTCGCAATGGACTTAGAGCTGTGGCTGTATTAAATCTATAGGAGAAAAAGAGATTTCTCAAATTTTAAGAGATAATAAAATAGAATTTAAGAACAATCAAAGTTATAAATTGCGTTTTCCATCAGGACATCTTGCTTTTTTTTGATTTTATTGTATATTAGGGGAATAGCTTTTATATTATAGAATTTGATGGGTCGCAACATTATTACAAGCACAACACTAAATGGGACAAAGATGGAAAATTTGAAAAAAGATAGGAATATGATAAAATAAAAAACGATTTTTGTTTAAGCAATAATATTCCGCTGATTAGAATTCCTTTTAGTAAATTGCATAAAATAACCATAGAAGATTTAAATCCTAAAACTACCAAATATTTAATTAAGGAATAAAATTGATGTTGAACGAAAAAGGTGTAAGATTAGAAATAAGAAATAGATATTTAAGAGCCATAGAAGAATATGGCGAAACTCGTGTCGTGGGAGTTTTTTACTTTGGTTCGGGCAATTATAATTTAGACACTTTAAATTCAGATATAGATGTAAAAACAATAGTCTTACCCTCTTTTGATGATGTGATTGATAGTAAAAATTGTGTAAATAAATTAATAGTGGAAAAAGATGGGTCTCATTCAGAAGTAAAAGATATTCGTTTGATGTTTAACAGCTATTTAAAGCAAAACATCAATTTTATTGAAACTTTGTTTACTAAATATTTTGAACTTAATCCAGAATATACTGGTATGTGGCTTGGAGCAGTTATTAAAAATAGAGAAGCTATTGCTCATTATTGTCCTCAGAAAGCTGTATTGACAATGTATGGTAATATGAAGACTAAGTATAAGCAGATGCTTCATCGAGCACCACATAACGAGTTTGATATTGACAATTACGGTTATGGGTTGAAAGATTTTCACCATATTGCAAGATTGTCTGATTTCATTAAAAGATATATTGCAGAAAATGAAACTTATGAAAAGATTTTAGTTCCTACAGACCCTGAATTGTTAATTAGTTATAAAACTACTCCACTTCCTGTTGAAGATGCAAAAAGAGTTGCAGAAATCCTAATTACAGAAGCAGAAGTTTTGGTAGATGAATATGTAATGGATAAGCATTTTGAGACTGATAAAGACGTAGAAGAAGTCTTGAAAAATGTACAAAGAACAATGATTGCACATTCTTTAAAGAAAGAACTTTTAGAAAGTGAGACTAAATTATGAGTTATGCAGTAATTGGTATTTTAGTTGTTTGGGTTGCTTTGTCTTTGCTTATTATGAGCACAATTGATAAGTAATGGAGATTAATATGAATAATTATGAAAATATTGCACGTATTAAAGAATTAACAAGTTTACTAAATAAATATCGAGATAAGTATTATAATTACAGTGAATCTTTGGTCTCTGATGCAGAGTATGACAAGCTGTTTGATGAATTGCGTGAATTGGAATGGGAAGAGAATTTTATTCTTTCAAACTCTCCTACTCAGACAGTTGGTTATGAAACTGTTGATTCGCTTAAGAAGGTTAAACATGACCATTTGATGCTTTCTCTTGATAAGACTAAGAGTTGTCAAGATTTACTTAGTTTTGCTGGGGACAAAGAAGTTGCTTTGTCTATGAAGTTAGATGGACTTACTATGTCTGTCAAATATGAAAATGGAAAACTTATTTCTGCTGAAACTCGTGGTAATGGTGTTGAAGGAACTGATGTTCTTAATAATGCCAAGGTTATGAAGAATCTGCCTTTGATTATTGATAATAAGGAAACTCTTGTTATTGATGGAGAGTGTATTATTCTTAGAGAAGATTTTGAACGAATCAATGCAGAGCTTCCTGATGGAGAACAATATGCTACTCAGCGCAATCTTGCAAGTGGTAGTCTTTCTCTTTTGGATAATAAGATTGCTTCTCAGAGAGGTCTTCAGTTTTGGGCTTGGAGTTTGATTGAGGGGACTACTGGCAGCTTCAAAAGAGATATGAATAAGCTTCAGTCTTTAGGTTTTACTATTGTTCCTTGCAATTATTTCAATGGGGATAATGTTGACCTTTATGAAGTTGAAAATTTAACTGTTAAGTTGAAGCAAATCGCTGATAAAAAGGGCATTCCTGTTGATGGTTGTGTTATTACTTATGATGATATTGCTTATGGCTTAAGTCTTGGTAATACAGGACATCATTTCCGTAAGAGCTTGGCTTTTAAGTATGAAGATGAAACGGCAGGAAGTATTCTTAGAGATATCGAATGGGCAGTTGGTAAGACTGGTGTAATTACTCCTACGGCTGTGTTTGAATCTGTTATTCTTGATAATACAGAAGTAAGTCGTGCATCTGTTCATAATATTAGCATTATTAAGTCTCTTGGTTTAAGAAAGAATTGTTCTATTAAAGTTTTTAAAGCAAATATGATAATTCCTCAAATTCTTTCATGCGAAGATGATGGAGATGCAGATTTTGAAATTCCAAAGGTTTGCCCTTGCTGTGGTAAACCTACAACAACTAAGAATTCCGAATCTGGGGCTGAGACTCTTTGGTGTGAGAATCCTGATTGTCCTGAAAAGAATTTGGCTAAGTTTGTCCAGTTTGTATCTAAACCGGCTATGAATATTGATGGTTTGAGTGAAGCCACTCTTAAGAGATTCATTGATGCTGGATATATTAAGAAGTATGCAGACCTTTATCATCTTGACAAGTACAAGGATGAAATTGTTGAGATGGATGGCTTTGGTGAAAAGTCTTATAATAAGCTGATTGAATCTATTGAAAAGTCACGTCATGTTAAGCTTGAAAATCTTCTTGTCGCTTTGAGCATTCCCAATATTGGTAAGACAGCCGCTAAAGAAATTAGTAAGCATTTTAATGGAGATTGGATGGCTTTTGAGGAAGCCCTTGATTTTGATAATTTTGATTTTTCCACTTTAGATGGATTTGGCGAAACAATGTCTCAGGCTTTACATAATTGGTGGAATAGTGAAGATACGTTGTTTGCAAATCTTATCTTTGAGTTGAATTTGGTTTGGGATAAGCCAGCACAGATTGCTACAAATGAGTTTATCAATGGTAAGACTTTCTGTGTTACAGGTGCTTTTAATACTATGAAGCGTTCTGAAATTGAAAAAATTATTACTGATAATTGTGGTAAGTTAACTGGTTCTGTTTCTAAGAAAACCGACTATCTTTTGACTAATGAAGCTAATAGTGGTTCTTCTAAAGCCAAGAAAGCTGCTGAATTAGGAACTCCTATTATGAGCGAAGAAGAATTTTTAAAAAGGATTGGAAAGTAATATGAATAATCAGATGGCTAATAAAGTAGACCATACTGTTGATGGTAAATGTTCTGGATGTGGAGCTTGTTGTTCTGCAATTCTTTGTGTAAGTGATGCAGAAGTAAAAAAGATTAAGAAGTATCTTGGGCAGCATCCAGAAGTAAAAATGATTAATCGCAATACCGCTTTGGATAAAGGTTTTAAGGATATTTGTCCTTTTTTGAATGAGGAAAATAAGTGTCAGATTTATGAAGTAAGACCTGAAATTTGTTCTCGTTTTATCTGTTCTGCTTTTAAGGACACCTCTATTCCACCTCTCAATCATAGGAATAAGAGAATTATTAATATGATTACTACATTTATGGGTGAAAAGACTTGTCCAAATGCACCTGACCTTGCAGGGTTGAACAAGTTTTATGAAAATAAAAAGAAAGAGGTTTACGGAAAATGACAATTAAATATTGTTGTGAAAAGTGTGGCAAAGAGTTTTAGTCTTTAGATGAATGCTACTTACATGAAAGAAAATGTGTTGATGGGATTGATGGGAAAAAAGCTGTATTAATGCTTGAAGAATTAAGCAATCCTTATGGGCAAGTTGTTTGTAAACATTGTGATAATCATTATATGGTTTACGGATGTGAGCTTTCTTGTAAATATGAAAGGTCTTGTAAAAAGAGAGATAATTATCCTTTCTGGAAAGAAGAGGAAAAAGAATGAATCTACCAACAAAACAACCTTTAGAATCTACCAAGTGGCTAAAATATAGATTTAGTAGAAAAGAAGATAATATTGAAGATGCTCAGTCTAATTTATTAAACTGGACTATTCTTAGTTATAATCCTGTTCGTAAAGATTATGTTTTAGCTGGTGTAATTACTAAAGTTACAGAAACTTATGTAGAATTTTTAGGAGACCCTGCTGTTGTTGATACAAGATGGTTCCAAGAATCCTCTGCTGGACATAGTTTGGAGTGTTTAAGTCAGTGAATTATTATATTTCAGATTTACATTTCGGACATAAAAATATTCTTAGTTTTGACCGCCGCCCATATGATACAACAGAAGAAATGGAGCTTGATTTAATCTTTCGTTGGAATAGTCAAGTCTCAAATGAAGACCACGTATATGTATTAGGTGACTTTTTATGGAAAGCTGAATCAAATGAATGGATTCGTATTTTAAATAAATTAAAAGGAAATATTCATTTAATACTTGGTAATCATGACCCGAAACATTTTTCTACTGGGGTGCAGAAAAAGCTGTCTGAAATTTGTCATTATAAAGAAGTAACTGAAACAATTGATGGTAAACCTTATCGAGTAATTCTTTCTCACTTTGCTATTCTTTCTTATTATGGGTCTTGCTATGATAATTGTTTTCATTTACATGGACATACTCATACTACTAAGGAACAAGATTTAGTAGTAGATTTTGCTGAAATGGCAAAAAAGAAATTAGAAGAATCTAATGAAAATGAATACTTAAATAGAGCACAAATGATTAATGTTGGTTGTATGATGCCTTATATGAATTATACTCCACAGACATTTGAATATCTTTTGATGAAATATAAGAAGGGAGAAACAAAGGCATAATGAAAGTAACCCTTTTGAATCCTACTGTACTTGAAGATTTGTATAAAAATCACGGTGAGTTTGCTTGTGAATGTTATGGTACAAATAAGAAGTATGCTGAACGAGTAGGTAAGAATTGTGAAAACTCAGGTCACATGAGTGGCTCTCGTTGTGAATATATTAAATTTGAAATTGAAGCAGATAGAGGTACTTTGGAACAGATGATGCGTTCTGAAATTGGAGTGCGCTATGATAATCAGGATAAGTATGCTTATATGGATTTGATTGAAGCAATCCCTCGTGTAAGTCCTGATGAAATTGTTAAAAATCTTGCTTCATTCAGGTATATTGATAAGAATAACTTTACTTATATTATTCCGAGTAATATTGAAAAGAATGAAAAAGCAAAGGCTTTATATCAGAATCTTATGAGTAGTATTGATACCACTCGTAGACTTATTCGTGATATTCTTACTGAAAATGGTATTGATGTTCATGCCGCAGTAGAAGATGCAAATTTTGTTTTGCCAAGAGCTACTAATACTACTTTAGCGATTGGTTTTACTCCCGAAGCTCTGATTACATTTATGCACAAGCGTTTATGCACTCGTGCTCAGGAACCTATTCGTAAGATTGCTGTTGAAATGAAGAGACAGATTGCAGGGATTAATCCTGTATTTGCTAAAGAACTTGTTCCTCATTGTCAGTATCTTCTTTGGTGTCCAGAGGGAGATAAATGTTGTGGTAGATATCCTACTCGTGAAGAATTGAGGGATAAGTTATGGACTCAAGAATAATTATAATTAACGGTTCTGGTGGAAGTGGTAAATCCACTTTCATTGAGCTGTGTAAGAAATCTTTGGAAGACACTCCTAATTGGGATGTTTTAGAATTATCTACTGTTGATTGGGTTAAAGCTGTAGCTCAATTTGCTGGTTGGAATGGTCGCAAAGAAGAAAAAGACAGAGAATTTCTTTACAATTTAAAGATGGCTTTGCAGAAATGGGATAATTCTCCTAATCAGAAAGTTTTTGACCAAATCAATGCTGTTATTGATAATGATATGCTTGGCAAAAAGAATTGGCTATTTTTTGTAAATATCCGCGAACCAGAAAATATCAAAACTTTTATTGAACAAAATAAGAAAGCGACTGGGATTCCTTGTTCGACTATGCTTGTTGTTAATGCAAATGTGAGGCCAATTATTTCTAACCCTGCTGATAGAGATGTTGGGCAATTCCATTATGATACCATTATTAGTAATAGTTCTGATTTAGATAATCTTAGACATTGGGCGCATGATTATCTTGAATTTGTCCAAAAAATAATTTAAAAAAGTATTGACAATATGGTTCTGCCTGTGATATATTATTTATAGGTAGAATCGTATTTTTAATATGAGGTGAAACATGAAAAGAAAATTGAGCTTCGTTGCTCTTCAAAATATGGATGGTCATACTGTGTGGGTACATGATTTAGTAAATGATTGTTATGACCAAGAATGTGTCGTAAAAGTTAATGTAGTTAGGACTATTAATCCTTTTAAGAACAAAAAAAAGAAAATTGTTGAATTTGTAGAATCTATTGAATTAATTAATGAAGAGTTTAGGTTTGTGTATGGGCTAAACGGAAAATGTTTAGAGGGAGATTTTGAGGTGTATGTAAAATGATTTGTCAAGTTAATGCTTACCATTATGAAGAGGGTAATAAGGCGGTTGTTCCTCTTGGACGTGTAAAGGAAAAGGGAACTGATATTATTTTTGGAGCACAATATCCTGAATGTTTTAAACTGATTAAAAAATATGTTGACAATAAAGGATTTAAGAGTTATTATTATAATTGTCATGTTACTCCAGAAGGAGTTTATAATGTGGATTATGGTAGCTATTCGGATTTTTGTGAATTTTATAAGGTAAATGATGATGAGTAAAAAGAATTACAGTTGGGTTAATTTAAGCTATTTAAATAAATCTTATAAAGGCTTGCCTTTTTTACATCCAAAAAATTTAAAAGACCTTTATCCTGTACACAAGCAGAGAAAAGATAGAGCTGTTAAAGGTTGGTGTAATAGAGATATTTGGAATTTTGATAATTGGTTTCAGCAAGTAATTCCAGACATGCTAGAAGAATTGGCTAAGACCCATGTTGGTTATCCCATGGTTGATTTTGATAAAACTCGTAAGACTGGTAAGCGAGAATATATTGATTGGAAAGAACTTACGAGAGAAAAATTTAATTCTGATGAAGAATATAAAGCCGCAGAAGAAGCTCAATGTAAAGCATGGGAAGATTACTTAAAAGAAATTGCAATTCATATTCGTAATTCTGTTGAAGAGACTTGTCCTAAGAAAAATTCTGTTCTTGAGAAGTATGATGGATGGGCAAATAAGATTCCTGAAGAAGAAAAAGAACAGTATTATAAAGAATGCATTGAAATTGACAATTATATGCAATCTGAGATTGAAAAAGCTTTGGATATGATGAAACCAATTTTCTTTGATTTGTGGGATTAATATGAGTAAGAAAAGAGTAAAAGTTTTGACGTATGATTCGTTAATTTTTGAATCTCGTTTAAATATGTGGCTTAGTAGTTCTAAAAAGAATATTATAGATATTCAATTTACTACAAGATATGATGAAGTTTTAGGCAGAGAAAGATATACTGCTTTTATTAAATATGAGGTAGATAAATGATTTATTTAGACCATGCGGCAACAACTTTTGTATTGCCTGATATTATTGATGTCATCAAAGATGATTTAACTGAATATTGGGGTAATGCAAGTACGACTTATGGTTTAGGACGAAAGAGTAAAGATTTAATTGAAGAAAGTCGTGCAAAAATTGCACATATTATGGGTGTTCTTCCAGAAGAAATTTATTTTACCTCTGGTAGTAGCGAGGGTAATGCGTGGGCTTTAGCTCAGAAAAATAAATGCTTATGTAGCCCTTATGAGCACCATAATATCACAGAAAACCCAAAGTCTGTAATTATTGACAAAAATTATCTTATTGATGCTGTCAAAGTTACTGAAAAAAACGAAGAGTTGGGTTTTTTGCTTGGGGATTATAGTGGATTTCTTTTGTCTTGGATGTATGTAAACAATGAAACGGGAGAAATTTTTAACCCTCGTGAGTTTATGGATTTAGCTCATAGACTTAATATGTATTATCATTGTGATATGACACAAGCTTTAGGTAATGTTCCCATTGATGTAAAGCAATCATGTGATATTGCAACTTTTAGTGGCCACAAAGCGCATAGTCCAAAAGGAGTAGGGTTTATTTATTTCTCTAAGGACACTTTTCCTGTTGAGAAGATTAAGCCTTTGATTTATGGTGGAGACCAAGAAAGTAATCGCAGGGCTGGCACTGAAAATATTCCCTATATTCATGCTTTAGCTTTAGCTGTTGACAGTGCGGTTGCACATCAAAAAGAAAAGGAATTAACTTGCAAGAAAATGAAGAGAGCTTTTCTTGAAGAGCTTGGTAAATTATTTGGCGCTGATGATTATATAGTTGCTTCTCCTGCAAACAGTATTAGTTCTACAGTATGTATTTGTTTTCATAATGTAGAAGGAGAAATTCTTCAGTCTATGTTAGATGAAAAAGATATCTATGTTGGAATTGGAAGCGCGTGCAATAGTGGTGATATGAATGCTTCTGCTGTGTTGGGAGCTATGAATATTCCAGAAGATTATATTCGTGGAGAAATTAGAATTTCTATGAATGAAAATCAGAATACAGTTGAAGATTTAATCGAAACTGCAAGAGCTTTGCATGAATGTTATGAAATGGTTAGGAGTTGATTGCAATGGGCTTTAAGCCAAGCACGTATCAACAAGATATTTTAGATTTCTTTCTTAATAATCCTCAAAGTAATATGCTTGTGAATGCCCTTGCGCGGAGTCGGAAATCAACGACTGCCTGTATGCTTTCTGAGTATTCAAAGACCTCTGATTTATATATTGCATTTAATGCAAGTGTAGTTGAAGAGTTTAAGAAGAAGATTAAGAATCCCAAGACTAAAGTTATGACAATGCATTCTTTAGCATATTCCATTATGCTTTATAATGTGGAGCAAGAGTCTAAGGATTCAGAAGATAAACCAAAAGGTTTTGGTTCTCAGCGTTCTAAGAGAACTGTAAATTTGGATAACTTTAAACCGCATAAGATTCTTGATGAAGAAATTACAAAACGCTATGGTAGATACATTGAATTTGCCAAGAGAGTTTTTTTGAAAGATAATTATGTAAATCTTTATAATTTATGTAGATTAACTCTTACAGATATGTCTTCAAATAAAGATGTGTCTCGTTTAATTGATGACCATGTATTATTTTTGTATTATGGGGATGAAGGTTATTCTGCGCCTGATATCAGTGAAATTACTTCTACATTGAAGATTCTTGACACTAAAAGTAGACAGCAATTTGAAACTCAAGGTGTAATTGATTTTACTGATATGCTTTGGATTACTTTTAATAAACTGAAATATGATAATTGGGAAGTTCCTTATTGGGCTTTGTATACTAATATATATGCAGACGAAGTTCAAGATTTCTCAAACATTCAATTAAATTTTTTAAAGTTCATTAAGAGAGCTAAAGGTAGATATATCTTTATACGGGATTTCCATCAAGCCATCTATAATTTTTGTCGGTCAAATGCACAAGCTTTCAATCAAATCCCTAAGATGTTTGCTCCTGTAGAAACTTTTGATTTACCTATTTGTTATCGTTGTGCTAAGTCTCATCTCAGTAGAGTAAATAGAGAATATGGAATTCCTATTCTTCCTCGTGATGATGCTCCAATGGGATTTGTTAAGACTATTGAGAAGAGTAAAATTTCAGAGTATGCTAAAGCAGGAGACATGGTAATCTCAAGAAAGAACAAATGGCTTGCAGAGGTAGTGCTTGATTTAGCGAGAAAAGGGACATCTATTTTTATTGAAGATAAAGAGATGGTAGGAGCAATTAAAAGACAGATTTTATCATCCAAATGCACCTCAGTTGGCACACTCGAAAAATTCCTCCAAAAAGTAATAAGTAATTATAATAAAAAACTCTCTGAAATCGTTTCAAAAAATGTCCGTGAGGGGGGACACGAGGAGGAGCGTTTGGAAGCCGTGGCGGAGACAAATTCTAAGATAGATAACACGAGCTTTTTGTTAGAGATTTTGGAAGGATATGTTGAAAATCATGCTTCTTCTGATAGTGTTTCTAAATTCTCAGCTTTTGTTGATAAACTATTAAATACCACTCCTTCTCCTGATTGTGTCAGACTTTGTAGTATCCATAAAGCTAAAGGGCTTGAAGCTACGAATGTTTTTGTTTTGAACGAAGCAAAAATTAATTTTGATTTTAGAAATAGTAAAGAGCAAAATGTTCAGGAAAAGAATTTAAGTTATATTGCAACTACTCGTGCAAAAGAAGGTTTATATCTTGTTAAAGAACCTTCTAAAACAACTACTACTACTAAAAATACCGCTTGCTTTTAAGAAAGGATAATTTGATGGCTAAGATTGAATGTAAAGGTTGTACTCCTAATTGTCCTTATTTCCCTTATATGGATGGAACAGTTGATTGGGAATATAATGAGGAAGGATTGAAAGTCAGAAAGAAAAAAAAGATTTTTGTTTGTTCTTATGACGGTCATCAAATTATAAATTGGACTGATGCATGTCCAAAAGAATTAGATAAAATACTTGGCGAAAAAATTAATTAATTATAAAAGGAGTATTTAAAATGGCTAATATTTTTAGTCGCAATTACAAGGTCGATGAGCCAAAGGTAACTTCTACTCAGGACAAAGATTATTTTACTACCGCAGTTGCCTCTACTGATGAAAATGGTAAACTCATTGCTTCTTCTGGTTATGTTTCTGTTTTGAATCAAAAAGTAATGCACTGCCCTGATTGTGGGTGTCCTCTTGTCATGCATGATGGTGAACTTGAGTTCGCTGATGAAGACTATGATGAAGACAACCTTAATAAGACTTATGTAAATTATGAAGAGGTACAAAAAGATTTGCTTGATATGCCTCCGTATTACAACATTTGTTATGGTATTCCTGCCGACCTTTCTTTGGGTAGCGATACAGCAAGACGCCTTGAGTCCTATTATCATTTTACTGAAAAGGTTGAAGATGATTATGAAGACAGATGTGTTGGCGAAGCAATTTGGATTCGGAATCTGTTTTTGCTTATGATTGCAAATAGGAAATATGAATCTATTACTATGACGAATCTTGAACATTGTATTGAAGACCTTGCACAGTATTGTGTTAATGAGGAAATTTCTTATCTTGCTATGCCTTTTATTGGTTGTGGGAAGGGCAAATTAAATTGGGAAGATGTACGTTCTATGATTATTCGCACTTTTGCTAATGCAATTAATGAAGCTGATGAAGCAGGAGAAATTTCCGAGGGCTATAAGATTAATATTGCTTTTTGCTACCAGTAATTTAACTGATTAGATTAGTAAAAAATAACTGAATAAACTCTTGACAAAAGTAAATCTCTATGGTAATCTAATCATAGAGATTTACTTATAGGAGATGAAATTATGGATTATACTCCCAAATATTTAATCTTTGTCAGTCCTGATAATAAGGGCGTTGATTCAAATAAGTATTATCGTATGACTTCAAATGGAGACACTTTCACAGTAGAGTTCGGTCGTGTTGGCGCAACTCCTCAGACTAAAATTTATCCTATGTCCAAATGGAACTCTACGCTCTCCTCTAAATTGAAGAAGGGTTATGTTGACCGTTCTGATTTGATGCAGGAAATTATTGTAGATTCTAAGATTGAAGATGGGTCTAACGGTGTAGATGAATTTGGCCTTGTTCAGAATTTGTCTGTTCGTGAAATTATTAAGCGTCTTTGGGATTATGCTAATAAGACTATTCAATCCGCTTATTCTGTTCGTGCCGAAGCTGTTACTCAGGCTATGATTGACGCTGCTCAGGAAAAAATTGATTATATTGCAGCGAATTATAAAGATTGGTCTGTTGAGGAGTTTAATAAGAATTTAAATGAATTATTTATTATTGTTCCTCGTAAGATGAAACGTGTCTCTGATTGCCTTGTTTCTAATTCTTCTGAATATGATAATAAGCTTTCTGAAGAACAGAGTTTGCTAGATACTATGGCTGGTCAGGTTTATAAGCCCAAGGCAAAAATTGCCGACACTGATTCTGAGATTAAAGCTTCTGAAAGCATTTTGCAGAAGATGGGTATCACTATGGAAGATGTTACTCAGAATGAAATTGCTAGAATTAAAAAGATGCTTGGGCGAGATTCTGATAGATTCGTAAAAGCATGGAGTGTTAATAATTTAGAGACTAACAAAGCATTTAATTCTTTTGTTAAGGATTATAATATTACAGATACTAAGTTCATGTGGCATGGTAGTAGGTCTCAAAATTTCTTTAACATTCTTAAGATGGGCTTGAAGATTCGTCCTGCAAATGCTGTCTATACAGGTTCAATGTTCAGCGATGGCTTATATTTTAGCACTTTGGCTCGAAAGAGCATTGGTTATACAAGTGTCAGCGGTTCTTATTGGGCAAGAGGAAATAGCAACACTGGATTTATGGGTATTTTTGAAGTGGCTTATGGTAATCCTTATACTGTTTATGAGCATACTTCTGAATGTTATCATTTTAATTTTGATGTGCTTCAGAAAAAGAATCCTCCTTGTCATTGCGTTTATGCTTCTCCTGAAAAGGGAATGCTTCGCAATCCTGAAATTATTTTCTATCGTCCTGACCAAGTAACTATTCGATATTTAGTGGAGATTAAATAAATGAAAGAACCCGTAAAAGTTGGAGATGTTTTTGGTCGTTTAAAGGTCTTATATAAATGTGATTATTAGTATCAAGGCCCAAATCGGAAACGTGCTAATTTATGGCATGTACAATGTCAATGTGAAAACAAAACAGAATTTGATGTTTTAACTCACAGTTTGACTTCTGGTAATACAAGGTCTTGTGGTTGTTTACAAAAAGAATCTACTATTGAAAGTGGGAAGAAAAGAAGAAAGCTAAATAGATATGATTTAAGTGGAGAGTATGGAATAGGATATACTTCTAAAGATGAGCCTTTTTATTTTGATTTGGAAGATTATGACAAAATAAAAGAATATGTTTGGATATATAACAAGGATAAATATCCTGTTGCAACGGTTTACAAAAATAATCATCCACATTTTTTACATTTGAAAAGATTTGTTTTAGATATTACTGACCCTAAAATAGATGTAGACCATAAAAACCATGTCCCTTATGATTGTAGAAAAGAAAATTTAAGACCTTTGGAACATTATCAAAATATTGGACATTGTAAAATTTATACCAATAATATTTCTGGCGTTAAAGGTGTAAGTTATGATAAAAACAGAAGAAAATGGGTTGCTTCTTTAGTTGTAAATAAAGAAACTAAATTAAATAAGCGTTTTGATACTTTTGAAGAAGCGGTAAAAGCTCGACAAGAAGCGGAAGAAAAATATCAACAAGGATTTAGATATAATCCAGAAGAAGATTTATATAATAAAGGATAAATGTAATGGAAGATATTCAGACTACAGAATGTATGACTTTTAGTTGGCCTTCTGATTTTCCTTCTTTGGAAGATTCGGTTGTTGGTTCTCTTAAAAAGGGTTTTAGAGATTACTGCTTTAATAATAGACAGCTAAAAGAAATTATTGGAAAATGTCACGCTTCTAATGTAAGTTTCGTTTATCGTAAACAGTTAGATGAAGATTATAAGATTGAGTATATTGAACTTATTCCTTGCACTTTTTATTTTGCTGAAACTGTAGAAGGAAATGAAGTTGAGAATGTTCAAGTCGATATGGAAAATCTTCCTGTTGCTTTAATCTTTTGTCCCTACAATAATAGGTCTGATATGACTTTGGATGCTAATTATGTAAAAAAAGTTAAAGATTATAGGAAGTTAGTTTATTTTGATGATAATGGTTATCCTGTTTATGTTGATGACTTGAGAAGAATGAGAGAAGAAAAAGAGGGAAAAGAAAATGGAGTATAAGACTTTAAGTGACAGAATGAAAGGAGCTTACGAAAATAAATATCGTAATTATCTTCCTGAGAATCTTCCTGTTATTATGAGAAATGACGGCGCTCACTTTCATTCATTTTGTCGTGGTATGAAGAAGCCTTTTGACCCTATTTTCGTTAAAACCATGCAACAGACAATGCTTAAACTTTGTGAAATTATTCCTAATGTTAAATTCGGTTACGTTGAGTCTGATGAAATTTCTCTTGTTATGATTCAGAGTGAAAGAAATTCTCAGCCTTGGTTTGACAATAACATTCAGAAAATTGTTAGCACATCTGCTGCTCTTTGTACTCTTTGGTTTAATAATTATTTTGCTGAGAATACTATTATTGATACACCCTTGGATATCTATAATATGGACCAAGATTCTTATGACTGGAAGATGGTTCGCAAAGGTCAAGAAATGCCTACATTTGATAGTCGAGTATTTGTTGTCCCTGCTTTTGAAGTACATAATTATTTTGTGTGGAGACAGCAGGATTGTACTCGCAACTCTATTCAGGCAGTTGCTCAGACTTTGTTTTCTCAGCGCGAGATGCATAGTATCAATACAACCAAATTGCAGGATAAGATGTTTACTGAAAAGGGTGTAAACTGGAACGATTATACAACAGTAGAGAAACGTGGTACTTGTGCTTATCGTATTCCCACTACTGTTATTGGTAAGAATGGTCAGGAAGTTACTCGTTATAAATGGATTCTTGATTATGAGATGCCAATTTTAACAAGTGAAGAAGGTAAAGACTTTATTAGTCAAAAGGTATTTACCAATGAGTCTATTTAAAAATATTGCAAGGGCAAAGTAGTTAATTGATTTTAGCAATTTAAAAGTAAAAGGCACAAAAATTTATCCTACAGATACAGATTATTATATGGAATTATGGGACGTTGGATGTGCTTTAGGAGAATATAAATATAATAATAAGCCCATTGAAAATGGATAGTATCTTTGTTTGTCAAGACATGTAAAAACTTATACTACTGCTGGTAAATTTGCGGTTGGATTTATAGCTGACCATTATGTAAAAAATCCTGAAGATATGGTTCCTGCGGCAGAATGCTATGTTCGAGCTTATTGTTATACTGGTCAACCTTTAAATGAAAAGGGAGAATATACACTGGAACCACCTACAAAACCAATGACTGTAAAAGAATTACAAGATTGGTTTGTCAGAGAATGTAGATATAGACGTAGAGCAAAGGATTATGAATTGGATTAAGAAAGGAGAAAATTATGCAGTTTAAAGTTCTTAGTCGTAGAGATTGTATTAAGTATAGTTATCAGTCTCATGATGAAAAATCTGTTGTCATTAGTATTAGTGACTCTGTAGATGCTATTCCTCATAATTACATTAATCATTATAATAATATTAAGGGACAGCTTTCTCTTTTCTTTGATGATATTCAGCCATATAAGGGGATGCAATATTGGAAGAAGGATGAAGGTCTAATTGTAGAAAATTCTACAAACTCGGATGACTTTGTTTACGAATCTCGTATTTATCAACTGATGACAAAAGAAGATGCTAAGAAAGTTATTGATTTTGTCAATAAATGGTATGATAAGGTTGATGTAATTATTGTTCATTGTAATGCTGGTATTAGTCGTTCTTCTGGTGTCTGTGCTGGTATTATGAAATGTTTTACTGGGGATGATAGCCAGATTTATGATAATCCATATTATCATCCTAATACTCTGTGCTATAATTTGATTCTGCAAGAATATTATAAGGAAGGAGAAGAAAATAATGATGGTACTTAATACAGGTCGAGAATATATTCCAAGTGTTTGTTCAGGATGTGAAAACGAAGCAATTTGTAAGTATACAGATGATGTGGTCAAAGCAGAAGAATCTTTTAATGAACTCAAAAAAAGTATTAAAGATTATCCTGAGTGCCTTTCTGTAAAACTTTCTTGCAAATATAAGAAGTATGTTACTACCAAGGCTGACATCTGGGGGTCTGATTGGGCTGGTTCTACTTATACTCGTACAAGTGCAAATTCTAATTTAGATATTACTCCTACATTGAAAAAGTCAGAATTTTAGTATTAAACTATTGACAAAATAGTGTTTGTGTGGTAATATAAATATACAGTTGGTTAATCGGTAGCTGTGAGAAAAGTAAGATAACTCATAGAGAAATGTGGTTCAACGGCCTTGCTTACTCAGGGTGCGTAATATGTTGCCAAAAGACACCTTCCCAACTATAAAATTAAAAGGTAGCGAGTGTACCGTTTTAACGGTTTTGGGTACACATCTAAATAAACACTCTAAAGAAAATAAAATAAAAAGAAAGTTTTATTAAAGCCTTGACAATTTGATGATTGTGTGTTATGATTATCATGTCGAAAGGGAAAAGACAAATAATAAAAAATATGCGGGTATGGTGGAATTGGTAGACACACTTGATTTAAGTTCAAATGTCTTGCAGACGTGAGGGTTCGAGTCCCTCTACCCGTACCATTTGCTTCGAGGACTTGGCGGTCTGAAGCAGAATCTTGGTATTGTTGTTTTGAATGTGCGGAAGCATTTGAAATGACGGAACAAACTTTAGGCGAGGGAAGTTAGAAAACAGTAGTACCTGTACTACGAATTGATTTATAACTCGCCCATATTTCGGGGATGTGGTGTAATGGGAACACGCTGCCCTTGGGAGGCAGAATCGCCGTTCGAATCGGACATCTCCGACCATTTAAATCTATTTTTAAAGTGAGGAATTAATCATGCAGAAGAGTTGGAATAAGTTTGTTGCTGGACTTCTTGTTATTGTTGCTTTTGTTGCAATTTTGGCCCTGTCTGGTTGTAATAATACTAAGAATGGTGTCAGTGTTGATGCGAGTGAAGTCCCTGTTGGTTTTACTGATACCGGCTACATGGTTAAGAATGAACAGAATCGTGTTTATCATATTGTTGCTGATATGAATGGCTGGCTTTATTACTGCTCTGATGTTGAAGGCAATCTTACTCCTGTCCTGAGTGTTATTGGCACTCCTACTAAGGATATTACTCCTTTTGAGGAAATGAATAATGGCTGAGAATTACACTGCTGATGAAAAATTCTTAACTCAAGAATTTACTTTAAAAAGGGATGAGTTGGGAGATTGGCTTACAGACGCAATGTGGGAAGGTCTTAAGGATTGCTTTAGGACTCCTATTTGTGAAGAATCAACTTATGAAAATGAATTGGTTGCAGATAGAATTGTTGGATTTGTAAGGACTCTTTATGTTGACCCCGAAAATAATTTTGTAACATTTGAAGGGCTTTTTTGGCCCAAGTATTCTTCTAAAACCAAGGAAGAGTGGAACAATATTAAACTTTCAAATGTCTCTTTTTATATTGTGGAAGAAAAGAATCCTACAAAGATTCCTGTGTCTTGTTTTACAGTGTGAGGTAAATTATGTCTAAGAAGAATTTTAGATATCGTAATTAGGTTACTTGTCCTCGTTGTCATCAAAAGTATTCAGCTAATTCTAATTATGAATGTCCATATTGTCATACAAAATTTTATGATTTAAGTTTTGTTGATTTAAATATGAAAGACAATTTACCTATTTATGTTAGGTACAAATGTGATGGATATACTGGTTTTGTAGAAAAGCCTAAAGAAGAATATGATGTATTTATCACATTAGCAACAATGGGAATTAGTGTCCAAAATAATTTGGATTATAATTATGAGAATCTTTCTAATCTCTATGGAGAGTTTTGTGGTAGACATTTAAAAACAGCTTCTTTTAATGTAAAGGCTGAAATGGGAGCTTTAGCTACATATGATGAAAATGAGAATCCTGTTCTTTTTGTGGCTGAAGCTGTACCCAAAAAGAAAAAATAAGGTATGCGTCTATAGTCTAACTGGATAAAACAAATCTCTCCTAAAGATTAGTTCTGAGTTCGAGTCTCGGTAGGCGTACCAGAAAGAAAATAATATACCTAAAATGAAAAGTAAAGAAAATAAAAAATTTCTTTTATTAAATACTTGACAGATTTAATCGTCTGTGTTACCATATAAGAGAAGTGAGGAACACAAGTTGGAACTTTCTAAGAATCCTTCCATTAGATTTTTAACTGTTGTTAATGGTAAGGCTTGGTGTGATAATGATTCTGAGACTAAGAAGTTTAAGTTGACGAATAGTCCACCTGAGCCTTTGAGAAAAGCTGTAGATGTTATTGCAGAAGATTTGGGATTAGATTTCCCTGTAAGCTCTGACAATTATACTGCTAAAGCTTATAAAGAATTTCTTCTTAAATATTTTGATTTTTATCATTATTATTATAAGAAATTCATGGAAAACAAAGAAGAATAAAGGAGAAGATTATGTCAGTGTCTATTATTCAGGGTGATGTGCTTAAGACTTCAGCAAAATATATTTGTCATCAAGTTAATACCTTTGGTGCAATGGGCGCTGGTGTAGCTTTTCAAATTAAAAAGAATTATCCTAATGTATTTTTGGAGTATAATAAGTTTTGTAGTTATCATACTCCTGAAGAACTTTATGGTAAAGTTCTTCGAATTGAGGAAAACAAAGATAAAATTTTTCTTAACATGTTCTCTCAAGTCGGTATTGGTGGACCAAATGTAAATACTAACTATAAATATTTTCATGAGTGTCTTCTTAAGATTCGTGAAATGGTTCCTCTGGCAGAAGAAATTGCTATGCCTTATATGATTGGATGCGGTCTTGCTGGTGGAGATTGGTCTATCATTAGTGCTGATATTTCAGACACTTTGGGTTTAAGCCATATTGTACGTTTGTATGATTTTAATGGTGTGACTTCTGTGAAAAGGTAATTATGAAAGTTTGGCTTAAGTATACGGGTTGGTATGAAGAATCTTCTGTTGATGCTGTAATGACGGAAGAAGCTATGCTTAAAGATAAACAAAGTTATTTTCTTGAAGCAAGTGTTAAACTTTATGAAGATATTAAATATCTTACAGACAAGGTAGCGATTGCTAAAAAAGAAAGACAGCCTTATATTGAACAACATAAAGAATATTGTCAGAGAAAGAATGATTTAATGGAATCTTTGGATTCATTAGAAACTCTTTCTGATGACCAGCAAAAGCGTCTTTATATTTTACTTAAAGAAGTAGAAGCGAAACTTCGTAAATATACAAAAGAGATTGAGAAGAGAAGTTTTTATATTAAGGACTTAGAGCAAAAAATTGAGAAACTTAGAAATCAATCTGAGGAAGAAATTCTTAGCTCTTATCTTATGAGTCATTATATTCAATATCATGAATGGGATGTTCTTGAATATTAATTAAGCTAGATACTCCATTGGTTAAGTCTACGTTTGTCTGGTTAAGCTCATTACTTTACTGGTATCTTAGTAGGAAACCTATCAGGCTAGCATGAGGTCTCTACGGAGCATGGAGTTTGATACCATTCATACGTGGGTGGTATCATATATGCAGGATTAGTGTTAGCGGTTAGCACGACGGTCTTCCCCTTTAATAGTTTAATGAAAAACCATTGATGTAAGTTCAAGTCTTACTTAAAGGACCAAAACCGTAAGGGCGAGTTCGAATCTCGTATCTTGCTCCATTAAATTTTATTTAATAAACACTTGATAAAGCGTTTGTTAGATGTTATAATTCAAAATGTAAAAAAGGAAGTACAAAAATGACTGACATTACCCCTATTGTAGTTGCTGTAATTGGTCTCTGTGCTCTGGCTATTACAATTTTTCTTATTCCTTATCTTCGTAAGAAGGTTGGACAGGATAAAATTGATGAAGCTCTTAATACAGCAGAACTAATTCAGAAGTATGCTCTAATTGCTGTTCGAGCTGTTGAGCAGATGTATCCACGGGAGATTGAAAAGCGTTTGCAGGAAGCAACAAAGTATTTTAATCAGCAGATGGAGTCTCTTGGTATTACTCTTGATGCAGATGAAGTCCGTAAGGCTATTGAAGCCGCTGTATACGAGGTAAACCGTGAGCTTCATGATGAAAAGTTAAAGGAGAGTTTGGCACAGACTGAGAACCCTGTTCCTTCAGATGACTCTGTCGATAACACTGGCAATACCATCCCTTCTGAGGATAGTCCATCCGAAGAAGCTGTGGGTTAAGATAGTTTTCCTTTCTAAAAAATGTGTTGTTGAGACGTAATTACTCAACGTCTATAAATAAATTAAGTAACGTGAGGTTTGTTGGTAAAATACGAAAGTCCTTTGGCATTTGGCGGAAAAACCAATATTATATGGGAGTATAGTTCAACTGGTTAGAATGCCGCCTTTACACGGCGGAGGCTTACAGGTTCGAGTCCTGTTACTCTCACCAGCAGATACAAATTTAAAAAGTTGACACTCACAGCAAATTTATTTTATGTTTTTGGAATAACGTCGTGTAAGGTTCGACTCCTTATTAACGTATCCCTTGAGCAAGGAATGGTTAACCGTGGTTGGCTAGGAAAAAGTGCCAAGATTGCTCATTTATGGAGTGGTAATCCTAATTGGTAAGGACCTTGTTTGCTAAACAAGTAGTAAGTTGTAAGACTGTACTGGTTCGAGTCCAGTCCACTTCGCCAAAACTCGTGGATTCCGTATCCTTCTAAAAAAGCGGATGAAGGGGCGTTTGAGGAAGGTTTACTCAAATTAAAAATAAACCGAACGGCTTTATGATTCCCCAGTTGACCTTAAGGATGAGATGTTCAATGTATACCTGCGAGTACATTTGGATGTATGGTGAAGGAGTAGGTTTGAGAACACCTATAGGTCAAGAAATGTTCTTACCATTAAATCCTTGAAAGAAAAAGTATAACAAGGGCTTTCTTTTAAAAACACAGCAATGTCCCGTCACCTTGTTTGTATAAGGGAGAACCTGTGAGTTATAGTTAAAAGGTCTATAACATTTATATCCCCATTAGTGTAATGGAGCATTCTTATTAACTGATAGTGAGTAAACACCACATCGGGAGAGGAAGTTGGTTCGAATCCAATTATGGGGGGGCAATATGCTACAATAGTAGTGGTGGTATTATTGTAGTTATCACATCGGAAGTGATGTGACCCTTGGAGTTTGTCTTCGCATCGACGAACTTGGAGTTGTTCGCCCAGATGGTGGACTGAGCGCCGACAACAAACTCGAATGACGGATGAGAGTATAAATAACTCCGTTGCCAATAAAGCAGTAGGGTTAGATATTTCTTGATGCTTTACTCAAAAACAAGAAATCCGTTGTTTTACTCATTTGGAGTACGTTAAGCTCCCATTAAAAGTAAAAATAAAATCATCATTTTATTTATCTTTAAACCACAATATGTTGGGGTTTAAAAAAATCTTAGCCGCTATATCTTGTGGTTAAATTTTTAAAAACACAAGAAGGTGAAATTCATGATTAAAAAGTATACTAAGAAGCCAGTTACTATTGAAGCCGTTATTTGGGATGGTACTAATGAAACCGAAATTATGGAATTTGTTGGTGCTCATTGTTGTGTTACTACTCAGCATACTATTAATGGTACTGTAACTAATCTTATCATTAATACCCTTGAGGGAGACCATTACGCTTCTGTTGGTGATTATATCGTTAAGGGAATTAAAGGTGAGTTCTATCCCGTTAAGCCTGATATTATGAAGATGACTTATAATGAGGCTGTTGAGTAAAAGAAAATTCTAATAAAGTCTTGACAGAAATCTAAAAATGTGGTAAGATAAATACATCTTAAGAGAAGAATAAAAAATAAAAATAAATCTTCTCAAAAAGTACAAAAGAAAATTTTAAAAAGTGGTTGACATTCTATGAATGATGTGTTATAATAAAAATATAGGCTAAACCTCCTGAAAAGTAATTGAAAAGTAGACTCTTACAGCAAATTCCTTAAAAGGTTAACACAATTGTCTTGAAAACAATCATTAGCGAGTTCGATTCTCGTCAGAGGGCGCTCTGTGGTGAATAATACGCAAAAGAGTCTAGGTTATAATATGGTGGGTTAGTCAAGTGGCTAAGACGAGGGCCTTTCACGTCCTAAACGCTGGGTTCGACTCCCGCACCCATCACCATTTGTTCAAATCAGAAATCCGTTCTTATGATAGTGTGAGTAAGTTTTATCGGAGTTAAATGAGGGGAACTTAAATCTATCAAAGGGCTAAAGATTTAGTACTTGACGAAATGCTACTTCTCCTTTTTCTCTATCTGATATGAATAATTTCCTTTCAATAAGATGATATTTGTAAAGTAGAGACTAACAGCAATTTTGAAAGTTAATAAGCCAAACTCCCATCCCTCGGTTCGAATCCGAGCACCTTCGGTTGAAGAGTGTAGCCAAGTGGCAAGGCAGGAGTCCATAACTACAATGTCTCTAGTATTTATGCGTTTGTGGCCAAGTGGTAAGGCACCGCACTTTGTTGGATAGCATTAGGGCCTCGATAAGTTCAAGACTTATATCCAACCCCATAATGCGGGTATCGAGAGTTCGAATCTCTCCAGACGCACCAATAGCAGAAATGCTAATTTTGTAATATGATTTCATTATAGTAGACGCTTACAGCAATTTTAAATGTACTTATCTGTTAAATAAGAATACACAAAAGCGTCTAGCCCCTTTCTAAAAGAGAAATAATTAAATGGGTGAGTAGTGAATCGGCAAACACGACAGACTGTAAATTTGTTTCCTAACGGAGTAGAAGGGTCGGCACCTTCCTCACCCACCAATAAAATTTTGTTTTAAAACTCTTGACAAAATGAAAATTTTATGTTATAGTAAAAACATGGTAAAGATACAAATTTATTTGTAAGCTAATGTTCATTTTTTATTGTTCATAAAAGCATTCCTTTCAAGTAGACTCTAACAGCAACTTTACAATAACAAATGCTATGGGCCTGTGTGTTGGAGGTTCAAGTCCTTCACTCCCGACCATCGGGAGTTAGCTCAATTGGCAGAGCAACAGATTTTGTAAAACGAGTCTAGTCATTAACTAAAAATAAAAAAGTTGACGCTCCTATTTTTCTAATAGGTAAACATAAATTCCTTTCAAGTAGACACGCACAGCAAAATTACTTGATGCTTTAATATGGAAAATTAACGATAAGGTTCGACTCCTTAATCTTCTTTGGAAGATGCGTGGTTGCTGGAAATCAAAAAACGTGTCTAGTATTAATTATTATGGCTGAGTGGCGAAATTGGCATACGCAGTTGCTTCAAGTACAACCCTCGAAAGAGATGTGGGTTCAAGTCCCACCTCAGCTACCATGGTCTTGATGATAGACTAACAAAACATCATCCCCCTTATGCCCGCCTGTAAAAGGAGTAGAGAACAAGTGAATGGTTCTTGACGAGGGTAGAACACTGATATACGGTTAGATGTTAGGGGTCGAATGTAACATCAAAACCTACAGCGTAAAGCTATACGGAGAAGTCAGTGCCGTGTCTACGGGAGCAAATGGTTGCGCATTTG